GTTGATGTAACCCGATAAATTTCCTCAGGAAAATGCTCAAGACCAACCATAATCTTAATCATTGGCTGTCCTGGATCATCTGGATCGTCCTGCATTGGGGACAAACGCGAAATAGAATATCCATCCTCAGCAAGAGTCTTTGCTTGCTCTTCTGTAAGAAATACCTTGAAAAAGCCATTAGAATATCCAGATCGACTAAACCTGTCTGGAGCACCACTAAAATTACGGAACCGAATCACAGCATGCTCGATTGAAAACTTATCAAACGGAAGCATGGTAAGAATAGAATCATTGATGGTTTGCATAGCCATAGTTAATCCTTTCTATAAAATATACTACAAATCGTGCGATGATTGAACAGACCAGTTCTCATGCAACAATATTTCTGAAATGTCAAGCCCTAGTTTGCACAATTCTTGCCGTTCTGCATAGTGTATGCACGTTAAGCATGATCTAATTTCTGAATCACCGCAGGGCATTAAAAAGGGACTGACTCTTTTTGTGAAATATCCACAAAAGACGCAAAGTCGCCAAATTGATTAATTGCCTCAATTGCCTTGTTGCACAACTCAGTATAATAAGATTGGTCAACGTACTGCATTGGGCTATCCATCTTTCGAAGAACCTCAGATTCAACCCAATAATAATTCTTCGTTTCAGCGACCGCATCCCAACCATCTGCGCCATTCTTCTTTGGCTTCACCAATTGACCAGCGCCATCGAATCCCTTCTTAACTGGAGTAAATAGACCATTTCTTCCGATATACTTGGTCGTTCCGTCTTCTCTAAGAATATAAATTGCATAAGGACTCTTTACTTCTTTTACCTCGCAGAAATCATCAAACTCTATATTCTCATGTGTAAACAAGGTCTTATAGACATAAGGACGTTGGAATTGCTTTCCAACAGATACCCAACTATTAGGTGCTTGCGGCGAATCAGCAGTCTGATGCCCAATTATAACCGCTTTGTTTACAAGAGCGATCTTATCCCAAATCGCTTCTGTCTCAAACTCATATCCATACTCTTCTGCTCTATGCTTGCAATAGTCAAGAATATCTTTGGTTGGGTTATTAATCTTAATTGAATCTGTCTTAATATGAATAACCGTAAACCCCTTTGCCTCTACTTCTTCTTGCAGCATTGCCATAAAGAGAGCGCCACGCAAGGCAACAATGTTATTAACATTCCTAGGATCCTTAAATGGATTATCGAACGGCGCAGATGTCAAACCATAAACAGAATTAATAGCCGTTTTAAACGCGGCAGAGATTGCAGTGGCGTCTTCATCGTTCTTCAAATATGGAGAAAGAACACCACCGAACATCTTTCGAACCTTGTCATATTCCTTATGCTTAATCAGAATCCTAGTCTCCACCATATCAGCAAATCGCTTTGTGTACTTTCCAAATATATTAAGCGCCATTGCTGAGTGCGGATGCATAGAGGCAATATCAAGTGTAATTGCATTCCCATATACTCCTGGATTAGCAAACACGTAGCCCCCGCGACCAAGGTCTATCGTTTTTCCATCCTTGCGATGATAAAGATTGTGACCAAGTCTGTATTCATATTGCGGGAAACTATTCGGATACTTACATTTAACTTGAGTACCATCGGCATAATCTGAACGCCCAGTCTTGAAATCGGTGTAAACAAGACTTGGCTTTCTATCGCCCTCAAATATGAATTGCTTTGTAAGTGTATTTGTCGTGTCATTAACAGTAAGACCAGTCAATGAAGCCAACATCTCACGCACTTCAAAATCGCCATGCAAATAATTAAATACAACCTCAGTCGACTCTACATCATTGTTACAATACTCGGCGACTCTGTTCCAATCGCACTCTGGAACTGGCTTATCCCATGGATACTCAAGCTCATCATGGTGCAGCCCAAGTTCAATCTCCCATTTCTTAAGACTCTTCTTATGCGCGGCCGATGCAAAGTCATAAACATCCGTATATGAAATATTGATTGCTTCATTAAATGAGTAATTCTGACGGCCCCTATCGCCATTAATAATCTGCTTACTCATCTCATAAAGCTCTTCTATAGAATATCCCATCATTCTAGCGTAGAGCATCATATTGTCGTATCTAAGATTGTTAAAACCGACCAACTTATACTGGCATAGCTTCTTAATCTCGTTCGCCGTAGGATTTATCATAGAAACACAAGACGATTTGGTTCCCTCAAACGTCCACTTCTTAGGATTATGCTTATCGGGCCACTTCCAAGTGCCGGTGTTAGCAAATTTCCAATTTACTAGAAACAAATTAGGAAAGATCTCAATATCATAGAAAACAATTCTATCATCGGCATATTCTTTAGTGCTTGGCTGTGAAACGTCATTAGATGCCCATTTAAACTTTAGTGTTTCAGCATAGCATTCATTCGCATGATGTGTGCTATTGCATGCAAAATTCTCAACATTCTGACGAATATCTGTCAAATCATAATGAATCCCTTGTTTATACGCATCATCAAGTACTTTTCCTATGAGCTTTACAGCAGGAGCAGTTCCACCTCCGCTCTTTTCCTTCATGATCTTTGCAATTGTAGAGCGTAGATGTTTCTCATTTTCAAACACCACATTATCTACCACTTTAGATTTCTCCTTTCTTAATGGTAAATATCCTCCTGACAAATGCATAATATCGACATTGTTGCAATACGATAGCCGTCGGCGCAAAGAAGCTTTTCCTGTAAATACTTTAACTTCAACATTTGGTTCTATGATTCGTTCTAGCATTGTTGGGTCTCCGTCGTAAATATAATGGAGATGCACGCCGCTACCGCCTTGGCTAAACTCTGTATATGTGTTCGGGAACGTTGCCGCCTTCGTCAAATTCATTAATGCATTTTTATTTCCGTTTGCATCTTTAAGATCCAAATCAATCACAATTAGATTTCTTGGCGGAAGAACATAATGAAGGCGCCTTGTATCAAGTTTACTAAGTGTCGTCGTTACGCTGTCCCATGGTTTCTTAGGAGTTCCTTCATCATTAGCATATTGAGCAAGACAATCCTTCAGTAAAATGTCCAGCTTTGATGTTTTGCTGGTCAACTGGAGCCGCTTATCGTCGATCTTTACTTTTACATTCTTGTATTTATGCTGAAGAGACTTTGGAAGATTGTTAAATGGAACTGCTTCTCCAGATTCCATAAGAACCATATCAGGATTGACCCCAACTCGATCGTATCCAGAAAACACCGACTTATACTGGACGCCATCGATATGTGTTTTTTCTACAAACTTACTATAATATCTCCCAAGCTTTCCCTTAAACATAATCATCTGGCCAACAACTTTAGAATATCCAGCATCGTCACAATATTGCTTATACACATTCCATGCTTGTTTTAGTGTTATCGGATCATTAGCGGCCAAGTACTCGTCATACTCCATAAGAAAGCCCATAAATGGATCCGTAGATTCTCGCATCTCAATAGCTCTGTAATCACTATATGCATCCGCTCCGCCAAGATCATAGTAAACATCAATGCAATGCTTTACAATAGCTCCATACTCACTTGGAATTATCTTTTCCATCAACTCAACATATCTATCATATGGAATCTTCTCTTCTGATGTTTCAATATTAATAAGCCTTCTGTAAATTCCGCCACTATCGCCTTCAACACGAACATCATAATTCGTTCCAACAAACATTATTGTTCTTGGGGCAATCTGGTATTCAGTTTTATGCTTTTGGTTAATAAGAATATTCTTATGCGACGCGATTGAATTAATAAGAGTGTTTCCATTTACATGTCGAAGATCGCCGTCATCTTGAATACCAATGATTGGATTTGATTCAATACTAGCGGACGCAAATGGATTTGATACCGGGGACGCCAATGCCTCCATGTTTATGGTATGCCAATATCCAGGAAACATTCCCATAATAATATCGAACACCGTTGATTTACCAGTTCCTGGGATGCCATGCAAAGCTGCAAACTTGTCAATATCTTTAAAATTATTAGACCCAATGCAGCCAATAAACCACTCAAGCTTCATCTTTTCCAACGGCTTGTACAAAGTTCCAATGAGTTCTTCCCATCCAGAAATATCACCATTGCTCAAACTATAGGGAAGTTTGAAAGTTGCATGATCTTCCTTTTTCGGAGTATCATCAGCATACAATATCCTTCTATTAAGAACATTGTCTTTTACTGATGTGTCGCTGCGTGTCGTTCTAACATATGAATAGAAATCAAGCATTATCTTTGTACTAAAATCAGTGGCATATGCAATCTGTACTGAGTCACTATAATCAGAGCCATAGGTATCTTCAGCATACTCCTTTGTTGTCGCGTCAATCAACTGTGCTAAATCATCTAGACTCTCAGTCCAAAATCCAGTCTTTTCATTATACACTGCTCTGAACGCATGGCCACTAATAATGAGGTCCTTTACGCCGCTTTTAACAATAAAGTCTGGACGAAGATATGTAACCGTCTCTCCGTCGACCTTTTTTAGAGATGCATTTATCCGTACAAAATCAAGCATCCATTTTCCTCCTTTCTTACCATAAAAATAGCCCGATTTTAGCTGGGTACCTTTTTTATTTTCATTTAAAAAAAAGTACCCAGGTGTTTAGGGGCATCTACCTGCGGAAACGTCCAAACTGGGTACCAAAAGTCCTTTTTTTGCAAAAAATAAATTTTATATATGTATATATACTATATTATTATACTACTTTATTATATTATTTATTATATTAATATTTTATATAAATAATAAAAAAAGGTACCCAATTTCTGTAAAACCCCAGGTAAATGCCCATAAACGCCCTGGGTACTTTTTTGGACCCAGTTTTGCTGTTCATAGTAAAACCCCAGGTAAATGCCTATTTTTTGCTGGGTACTAAAAAATAACGAAAAGTACCCATTTAGTAAAAAAGGTACCCAAAAAGAGATTTTCTATTAAGTTTTTATTAAGGTTTCTGTAAAGAAAATAGTTAACTTAATGTTACTTTTTGCCATTTTTCTAGCTGGGTACTTTTTTTACTTTTTTGACCTCTAATATTTGTTAAATTTAGCATATGGCATGACCGAATAATCGATGTTTTCTCCAGTCCATGCTTGCATTTGATACCAGATTTCGATGGTTCTATAATCCCGTTTTCTGTTCTTTTTTGTGTCCTTCATCGGAAAGAAACTTCCATGCCCGAGAGAATCATACTCGCGGTCGTTCAGAATTTTCATGGTGCCATACAACCTATTGTCGCCATCGACGTCATTGTAAATATCATCGGTTAGATCTTCAATATTTAGATTGTTAAGAAGTTGAATGAACCAATGTGTACAAGAATTATCCGGTACAAAGCTTCGTGTCATGTCTTCAAGTCTAAGGCAAATCCCGATCATTACTTCAAGCATATTAGCATCAGGATCAGAATATAGAATCCATACTATTTTTTGTATTCTTCGGTCCCCATATTCCTTTTTATTCGCTAAGAAATCAACAAATCTTTGCCGTAATGCGCGCCCGTCTCCAGCTCTATTATCATCGTTACCAACAATAGGAATAAATTTAGTCTTGAAGAGGCCACATATTAAATTATGGTAATTATCCATAGCATTATTGTTATTAATGTATGTGCTTACAAGCCATGACATATAAGCAAATTGAATATTCCTCTTCTCGATCTTGTCATCTACAGTAATGTCCATCGCTAGTCACCGTCATTAAAATCTCCATATTCAAACCCAAATTGGTCATACCAAGCATCCTCGTCTTCGCACAAGTCTTTACATGCTTGAACCCACATATCCATAGTGTAATCAAGATCTTCATAGCTAATGGCAATTAAAGCTTTATTTTTGGAAATATTGTCAATAAAATAGGCCATGCCAGATTCATTTTTACTTGCATTACGAATCTTCTCAACTGCACTATAACCAAGCCTAGATTCAAGGTCCTTTACTTCATCACTAGAGAATGCTTGCGGATTTCCATCTTCAAAAAAATCGTTTACAGATGGTAGATATGTATACTCTTCAATTTGGTATCCATCATACCCATCTTCTTGCCTGCAAATCTTCTTTCCAATTTCTCGGCACTCTGTTTCGTCAATCTCTCTAGCAGTAGGTTCAGATGCCTCGTAATAACTATGGTTTTCTTTTACAGCGCTTATAAGACCATCTGGCCAAGACATTGTCTTTAGAGTCTCATTAATATCATTCGTCTCTTCTGATGTCTTAGTCTCTTGCTCTTCAGGAACTTCTCCAGCTTCTTCTTGAATAGTGAATTCGGTGTTCTCTTGCGCCTTGTGCTTTTTATGGTGATCAATAAGCTTTTGGACAACAATCGTTCCAGCAATACCGCATATAACACCAAACCCAACGTTAATAAGTTCATCTTTAGTGAACAGCATGCTGCTCTCCTTTCTTAAATATATAAATTAGACAGAATAGTAGTCCCGTGTTTTTAGCACGAGGCTACTATAAGTTGAATATTTGGTTTTTCAAGCAATTGTGTTACGAGTTACTTAGCATCGTTCAAAACATCTTCCTGCTCAGCGGGCTCAGCAGAGACTCCAAGTCGACGATTGATCACAGTAAGAAGCTTCCCATCGAACATCGAACGACGGCAATTAGGGGTAATCCACATGCTAGGCTCATACCTTACAGTTCCGTCTGACTCCATCTTGGCCCAGAGTTCACTGAGGCCGAAGTCTACAACATCTCCCCTACGCCAACCGATTGCATATGCCACCTTCTTTACATCAGCCTCACGATGCGTGCCGTCATCAAAGTTAAAACCAAGACGCTTATATACCTCGGCAAGGCTAATCTCCCCAGAGTAATCAACAACATTCTGGGCCCACGCCTGAGCGGTTTCAAGGAAGAACTTATTCGACTGTGCATCCTTTGACCAGTTCGGGTTTGCCTCATCAAAAATCAGAGACAGGGCGCTCGGGGCTGGGTTAGCTACAATGGCGCCCTTAACCGACTTCGTTGCACCAGTCTCGTCAGCGACGTTAATAGTCTCAATGGTTCCGTTGTTCATGAAAGCCGCATCGGCATCAGTACCAAGCTGATTAACAACATTATTCCTATACTGATCAAACTGATCGCTTACAACCTCAAGAGCACCGCCAAGAGCTGCAACACGACGAAGCTGGATGCCATTCCCACCGAGGATAAGGGCAATGCCTCCAAGCCCAGCAAGAATAGCAGGCGCATAGTTCTTAAGCATCTTAGTCGCCATATCAATATGCTCATTGATGCGCGCCTGGTTTACAGTGTCGACATTCCAGTCATCGGTTGGGACATGAGTGGTGTCATTTGGATCATTTAGAGCGGCGATCATAATATCCGCCTTGTCCATATGATCTGACCACTCATCAAGAATACGGATTCCCTCCTTTGTTTCATAGATTGCGAGTCCGGTAGATGCAACCATAAGACCAATGCCACTAACGGTCATGATCGTAGGAGCGGCCTTCTTAAGCCCAAGTCCGATTCCTCGAATCGCTCCAGAAATAGCTGCGGAATTGATAGCCATAAAAGTACCTCTTTCTTTTACACGAACATTTCTGACAGATTAGATTCATTTAGTATGATTTGATAGTCTCTGTTGTAACCGTGCGCCTTTTTGAAACGATATGAAAGATTATTAAGAGCCTGCTTTTTACTCAATGCATATGTGGTTGCTTCATATGAGTAGCAAACTAAATTATTAAAGTGAAAAACAGGCCCTTTGTATCTGTATAGTGTTTTGTTCGACATGTTTATTACCTCGCGTCAGGAAGCGGGACGGCGGGTGGCGTAGAGATCTTAAATCTATAATCGCCTCGTGATGCATCATAGAAACGTATAACGTTCATGTCTCTTGTTGTCGTCCAACCGTAGCCGTTCTGAGCAAAGTTTGCAGACACGCCACAAATATCATAGTATCTTAGGATAGATACACTTCCGTATGCGTCAATGTATTCCTGCATCTGAATGATAGCGTTCTGTGCAGCTTGCTCGGTATCAAAGATAACATCATCAACATTGATTTGTCGGCTTTGAACAGCGGATCGATATGAATTAACCGGCCTATTATAATCAATTCGCTGCGGTCGCCCGATTGGTTCCCACGGAGCTGAATTGTAGTTTCGTACGGACGATTGCCTCGGTCCATTATACATGACCGGCCCATTTCCTTGCCCATACAGAAGAGAATTAATGCTGCTTGTAACTACAGAGCTGATAAGGTTCTTGATGCTTGGGATTAGCACTTCGTCGATAACATAATTCTTCACAGAATCTGGGCTATCTCCAAGGAATCGATCCTTAAGCTTTGTAAATGTACTCTTCTTTTCAAGGGTTCCGTGTAGCTGAACTGGACTTTTGTCGGACTTTGGCGTAACCGCTTGGTTATTGACCTCGTTTGGTTTCGAGTAATCAATTGGCCTAGTGTTTGTATCTTTTTGCTGAGAAATATCATCCATTGTCGTACTCCTTTCTTGTTTTTACTTAGCACTTGGTAAAGAACATTGGAAGCGGTCTAGCATTAAGACTCATGATTACATACGGCGTATCGCACTTAATATCAGCCGTAAATTCAACATCAATTAGACTACTCTTTGGATCTCTTGGGTCATATTCCCAGCCAAGATAATTTCCTAGCTCAGTCCCTGTCTGCCCAATATCATTCATGAAGTCTGTGTACGTAAGCCAGTTTTGGTCAGACATTAGATCTTGGTTGTCTTCTATAACCTTTCGACGGATTAGTTCAAGATCCCCATAGAAATATCTATCTGATGTAGCGTCATAAATCAGAGTTTCTACTGCTTCTCCTTCTTTACGAACCGGCTTGTTGTCCATCATTTCCTTTCGTATGTCGGCCTGGCTGTCTGCTCGTGAGCCAAGAATTTTACTCTTTAACTCATCAAACTTCTTAGGGCCAAGCGCATCCTTTGCCCCATTAGACAGCTCATCATAAGCCTGTTGACATGCTGCAAATGAGGCAGTAAGTATTGCGGCTGTCTTCTTATGATTGTGGTGCATAAGAAGCACAGAAGAAGTTGTCACTGCGACTGGAATAAATATCCGCACATATTCCTTCCAGCAAACTTTAGCCTTTTCTACATGGTAAACACCATAGTTTTGGATTGTCTGTGGCTTTGAGTCTCCACACCAATCGTTGAAATTAGTATTCCACATAGAATCAATGTTTCGTACAGCCTTTGCAGTGCACCCAACTGTTGCCCCAATTCCTACAATTGTTAGAGACGTAAGAATATCATCATAGTGTTCCATAACAAAGCGTTTTGCATCCATTCTACTCCTCCATTTCTTTAGAAAAAAGAAAAGAGCCTTGATATATTTCAAGGCTCTTCGTGGATCAACCTAAACGAGGCGCGGTATCATCCTCATCGCAACCCCGACTCCCTTCGACGTCAAAGCGTGCAACCGCTCATAGTTCAGGATTAGTAAAACCACTACGATCGAACCACCAGTAGCAATTATAGTATTCGGATCGATTTCCATAGCTGCATTTATCTTTAGAGCTTCGTTTTTTTCATGAAGCTCTTCCATCTGCATTGTATGAATATCTTTAATCCTATCCATAACCGTGTGATATTCGTCGCTAGTTGGTTCTAGTTCTCCAAGAACACAAAGCAAGTGACCTTTTTCTGCCTGAAGATCATCGTTATAGAACTCGCGATTTGGCTTAATGCCAACCTTTGTCGAGTTGTCCATTTCGATCTCCTTCATAATAGACTCCTTTTCTTTTTCGGGAAAGACCCAATGTCCTTCTCCTCATACTACGCATTGTTTTTTTCGCGTAGTTACTTGGATGGCTTTTTGTCTTCTCTTGGCCAAAAGAGATATACAGCAAGCCCTGCACTAACGGCAATACCGATGAGCGCAGACACATTAATATAATAGACTTTAATGGTATGCATTACTAGATCCCTTCTTTTGCAAGCCGCTTGAGATAGTCAATATCTTCTTCTTTGCAATACTTTTTAATGAAATTGGTACCATCCTCATCTCTAAGATGAGTAGCCAAATTACCTTGGTGGTAAATAACCCATGTCTTACCATCTTTATTAGCTGCAACAACATAATATTTTTTACTTGAAAATGTGTATCGAATTGTTGCAACACCGGTCTGTGCGGTGTACGATGGTATGCTTTTATCTGGTCCCATAATTACTCCGTTGCCTCAGAAATAGGAGTATCATTAGTTGAGCTTTTGTCCTCTGCAGAAAAATAGTCAATCGAAATTGACCTCACAAAATCATTATCGGCAGTTGCATTGGTTTTTGGGGTTGTAATCTCTACCCCATCATAAAACTTAGTAGGCTCAGAATATGCACCGTCATTGTAAATGGAAAGATTGTTCTTATTCTCATCATTGTAAACTGTAAAATTAATGCGAATATAATCCTTAGGCTTGTGCTTGAAATACACGCGAGCCTCGCACAAAAGACCGTCACTATATCCAGACGGGGAGAACAGAAGCTTATAGAAATTCGTAATAAACTTGCGCTCATTTGTATAGAACACAATTACAGGAGATTCATTCGGCGGATTCGGGGTGTTGTGGACCCTGAAATTCGTAAGATGCGTGTACGCAGATCCGCCATTCTTAGTGCGGATTGAAAGAGTGATGGCGCAGATTGAATCGATGGCATAATAGTTGAGGTACATGATTATATCTCCTTTTTAGAATTGTTCGTATTGTCGTTAATATACTTTTCGACCATTTGAGTAAATGCAACACTTAGGGCGAGTCGTTCAATAGTGAGTTGTTCAATATATCTATCTTCTGAGATTACTTTTCGTTCCTTTCTATCATTTAGCTGTTTCAGATTTGATAGATAATGCTTGTATAATCCAAGCGAATATCCAGCTAATGACTCAAACTGCTTATATACCTCGTATTCTTCATCCGATATTTCATGCATTTATTTTCGCCTCCTTTTTATTTTCTTTTTTTAAAATATCCAATAGCTCGTCGACTGTTTTGTCAGTCACCTCCAATCTATAATCTGCGAGAGCTTGTTTTATATAATCTCTTCCAGGAAATATCATAGTTCCGTTCATGAAGTCTTCTGCTTCGGCGAGAATTAGACCAAGCTTTTCATCATTAGTCATGATATATAACCTTTCTGCATCTGTCACAAATATAAAATTTGTTTTTATATAGCGTCATTGAGTAGCCGCATTTTGGACAAATCTTTGTTTTATGCGAATGTTTAGTAGAATATGCGCCCCATCTCGAACTTGTATTTTCATTAGAACACAGAGAGTCTCTTGCGTCAAACCCAGAATTTCTACCTGTATGAATGCTGTTTTGCCCAAATGTAAAATCTAAAGATTGTATCATAGTGCTTAGCCTTTCACGTTTTTATTGAACCCATGTTTTTGCAGTAACCCGAAGTTCGTCAAAATCTAGTTCCGCCTGAATCAAATCATGAGAAAACTCCTTGAATCGGCTGACAAAATCTACAATTCGTTTGTTCGCTTCTTCTGTCTTTACTTTTTCATCGTCAAATCCCTTCATTTGGGTTGCTATGTCGTTTGTAAATGTATTTAGCAATGCGGCATATTCGTTCAATTCATATGCATTTATTGCAGCATTGAGCTTTTCTTGCGCTTCTTCTTCAGAAAGAAAGCCAGCTTTTTTAAGTAAAATAACAGACATTGCTTTTTTCTTAAACATGGAACTAACGTTCATGCTTGCCTCCTTTTTTATAGCTTTATATGGTTCATTACTGTCATGCTTTTATCAAAGGTTTCATGAGTATAAACTCCAATTGTGTTGTTTAGATGCTCTAGATTAAGGGCGCTGAAGATAGTTACAATATCACCAATGAGAAGTACTCCTCCAATCAAAAGGTTAAAAAGTCCGCCATGAATCAAACAAATAACACCGCAAAGAATACTAAAAATAATAGAGAGTGTAAGCTTTATGGTGTTTAGAATTCCAATACTTGTCATGCGCAGTCCTTTCTTTTATAGCCAAATAAAATAGGAAGGGTTGTTGGCTTCGAACCAACGTCTCTGCTAATGCAGCGTTCTACCATTAAACTATTAAGTTAGCTAATTATGGGTGCTTTTTATGACCTTTTTTGTATGTCTTTAAAATACACGACCATAACCTCTAACGGTTTATGCTCCAACCCTTCCTATATTAAGGCATGTTAATTTCGCGAATCACTTGACTTAACAATAGTTAGAATTATATAGTCTTTGTCCTCCAAGTTTTCTACAGGCTCATAAAATAGAATATTGATCGGATGATCAGGCTGCGAAATATCAAATTTCATAACCCCGCATGTGTGACGCTTCTTCTGTAGATGCGCTATAAATATCTCTGCTAGAATAACGCCTAGAAAAAAGAAAACAAGGCATATGATTTGAGTACTAGTCATCATAAGCGCCCCACTTCTTAAGGAAATTGTGATACCTATTATTGGAGCAGTTCATGCCCTTCTTAAGACAGCAAAGAAGGAAGCCAGTAAGCTTATCGTATTTGATAGCCTTCCCGCCACGCATTTTACCAGAGCACTTTACAATGGTTTTTGTCCCATCTTCCCAGATTACAATAGTATATGGGTTTCTATAATATACCTTCTTTGGCGAAACGGCCATTGCTGTAAGACACTTATACGCATTGAACGCTTCTTGAATCGATGAAGATGGAATGAGTACAGAATTAGCCCGATTAGGAATGCCAAATATAAGGGGCGTTGTCTTAATTCCAACCATAGTTTCCCACTTATTCTTATCCTCTACAGAATCAAAATTAACAGTAATTGTCCTGTCGTCAGTCATTGCCGTCTCCTTCTTAATTCTATTGTACTCAACATGCTGATAAAACGGGCTAAACATACTCGGGTCTTCATCGACGGATTTAGATTGTTTCTTAATATCACAAAGTAGGCTCGATGCCTTATCAACGCCAATAAGTCGGACTAGATACCAAAATGCTTTTTCATAATCCTCTTCTCCGTTTTTATTTGCTGCTCTTAAAATATATTTAATGATGTTTCCAACACAGAACGCCTTAAATCCTCTGAGATCAGCAGTATATGCCTGAATAATATCAATTACTTCGATTCCGCCTTGCCTATAATGTGCTGGCTTAGTAACTGGGTTATTATCATCCATGATTCATTCCTTACACTGTTTTTAGTATTTTACGAAGACGGTTTCTTGTTTTCTTGGCTATGATGGAATCCTCCTTTTTGTGTGATGATTTAGGCGTCCATACCCAGGTAGGAACTATAAAAATGCATTCTTCATCCGATGAGCGCGTCGGCGAGCATGTGTAATAATATCTTTTAGAATCTTTCTTAAAGATTTTTACGACATACTCGCGTCCGCGCTCGTCATACAAAGTTGTTCCGATGTCAATCCTCAGTGTCACAGCAGCCTCTTCTGAACGAAATGCTTGACACCTCTGCATGAATCCCTGACAATTACGTGAATGATGTCATGGATTAAAAACAATGTGTACAGCATTTTACTCTCCTTCTTCGCTTGCGGAGGCGTTCGAAACACGCCTAAGTCTGTGTGGATCAATTCCATCCGTCTTAAGATACTCACCCCTCAATGGATTCCCATGTGCGATAGTAATCGAAGCACCGGCAACAATCTCGATGACTCTGCAAGTTCCAGAAATTCCGTCGCAATAATACCAGCGACCAAACTCTATTGGAAAGCCATCTTTATCCTTTGGCCTATAATCTAGGCCGTGTTGCTGGTTTGGCTTGCGCTCGGTTATGTTTTTAATGCATTCACCACACAAAAGGCCGATCGGTTCATCGAACTCATGCCAATCGTCTGGATGATATGCGCTTATGTACGGGTTGTTTACCAATTTCTGATTACTCCGTCGGTACGCTAAGGCACGCCCAAATCTAGTAATCGGAGAAAGGATCGTTTTCCCGCATAGATTGCACGTGCATTGGACAAGAAGCTTAACGCTGTTGTCCTTAGTTGCTAGATCATAGAATGTGTAGAGCTCGTCACTCATGGTAAGTACCCCTTTTCTGGAAACCGATGATGCCTGGTAATGCAGTTGTACTGATAAAATTCAATAACCCTCCTTTCTTTGGTTATTTACAGATCTTATATCCGTAAATAATGAAAAACAAGAATACGAACATGGCGATTACAGTGATCGTAGTAATCAAGTTAGTTCGTTTATAGGCGGCCTCCTTAGAACGAGAATTAAAACTACCAAAAGCTATGAATACAAAACACGAATATCCAAATGCAATAACGCCAAGAAGCCAGAGCATGGTATGAATATCCGTAATCATTTTACTAAATCCTTTTCGTAGATTTCTACTAGACTTGTTGTTCTGTATAAAGCATAAAGCCTTGCATTTATAGCTCCTTCAGATCGTCTTAACTCGTTTTCCATTTCATATTTTGTTGCCCTCCTTTTTAATAAATATAAAAGGAACGTTTTTTCGTCATTACTCCATCTCCGTTTAAGCGTCCCCATTTCTCGCATCTTTCTCTCTACTATTTGGATCAATGCCAAATTTCCTGGCATTCTCATTAAAAAACTCATCGTTGTTACGTCTGGCAAGTTTTTTCTTTGTTTCATTATATACGTCAAGCGCGCCAGCGACTAGAAGACTAATAATTAAAAGATCCATAGTAGCTCCTTTGCTAGTAAAGCGAACTACCCAAATCGAGCACGATTGTTCCTAAAAGGCACAGAGATAAAGAGTACAGTGTAATACAGAGCGCTTTGGCGAACCCATTTGTTTCATAAACAGATGGAACCCACCGATAGTATAAATATATATTAATAAATAAAATTACTCCGCTTCTTACGACAATGCTAACTCCCATTATAATCTCCTTTCTAAAAAGATAGAGCCTATGATTTTTGTTTCTTAATCATAAGCTCTATACTTTTGGTTGATTACTGAACCATCTGAGCGTTCAATTTTGCCTTCTTGTCGGCGTTGACTTTCTTAATAAAGTCCAGCACTTCGTTGTCAAGCTTTTGCCCGATTCCATACTCATTGTCGATGGCAATTTCTGCTACACCACCGCCAACAAGCGTCAGAATCATAACGACTTTTCCAACCACTGCGACTACTTTACCTTCCGGTGTAATCCTCAAGATTTTGAAGCCAAGATTCACAAGGTTTGCCAACGTGATGTATGTAACACAACAACCACCCCAATAAAGAACGAAATCTACGACTGTAGTTTTAACAATGTCGATGCCGATCTTCTTAAGGTCCTCAGCGTACTCCATTTTTTGCTCCTTTTCTGCTCAGAGAGCCCTTTGCTCTCTTCCTATATTAGACTGTGTTATTTTCGCGAGAAAAAAAATATGCGATGCTAAAAAAGAGGACTCCAGGAAATATATCCCAGAGCCCTCTTCTAATCACAACAAATACCAACTTATTCAGTGCTTACGTTGAGCTTAATACTCTCAAGCTTCTTTGTAACGGCGTCACTTACTGCTTGAGCGACCTCAGCTGGATCGGCGCCGTGCATTTCTGCGAGCGCCTTAATGGCTTCAGTCTGAGCCGCTTCAGTAGCCTTAAGTTCAACGATCATATCATACATCTGGTTCACGCAGTTGTACATATTACCGCCACGAGCAGTATTATTCCAATTATAGTTCCAAGACAGTGGATTATCCGTCTGGCCGCCACTATAGAGGTAATGCAGCCACTCATGCTCTTCGTTTGTCATATCGTCCTCCTCGGTTCGTGCTCCGGTCATTACATCGTACCAGTATTGGGCTCTACTAACATATTCAGCATGCTGCGATCCGTCTTCGGCAAGAGATGCGGGGCACTCCGTTTCAGCAAAGTCGCTATGCCCAAACAGGTTTGAACCCCATTCCGGTCGCCCAAGATTATAGTACTTGCATAGCGCCGCTATAAGATGTGCTCCGTTATCAAGGCAAGCGTCGCTGATTCGCCAAGGATTAGACTGACAGTCAGCATGCTCGATGCCAATACTTGTCAGGTTGGCGGACCAATTTGAAGCGTGCCATGCAGTGTTCTTATCCCAAACAAGCTGGCCGATAGTTCCGTCAGTGCATACTTGGTAATGGGCAGATGCAGCACGATTCTGCCAAACATTATAGCACCCGTCGACCGACAGATTTCCACCATTATGATGAATAATGATCTTGCTGATCGACTTGCCGTTTCGTCCTGAGGTATAGTGGACGGTCAGGATCTTTTGCACGTCAGCTATGACATTATCCCAATCCATTACTCCCCCTTACCCATAGAATCAGCGTCTTCCATTCCGCCGTCTCCGGTATCATCGAGAGGAATATCCTTCGGGTCTTCCATTCTGGTCATCCTCCTTAACCACGATAGAATGCAGGCAATTGGGGCACATCCACCTCATAACAACTGTCTTTTTTGTTATCATAAGTGTTTGATACTCTGGCCGCATTGCATGTCCACATTGCCTGCAAATTGGTTTACTCTGCATTCTTTGTAGACTCCTCCTGCTTATTTGTAGTCTTCTTCACCGTTCCTGCGCTATAGCCGATGATGGCACCGATAAACACACCTGCCGCGTTCAGAGTAACAACCCAATTGGCGTAATCTGGCCATCCCCATGCCTGGCCGACAACGCCGATAAACGTTGCAGCAGCAGGAAGCAGAAGTAGTCCGACCCACTTAAGAATGGCATAGACATTATCATTAAGAAAATACTTAGTGTCCATTTTGATCCTCCATGTAATTATCTAGTTCCTTAATTTGCAGTTCATTGACACGATCTAAATAAATTTTTATATATCCATTAAGCCCTAAATCTGTGTATGCCATATACGCTTCAACATAGGCGCGATGTTCTTGCGACGTAATCCATCCTCGTTGCGTATAATGCTCGGCATCTTTAATTAGATTTGAGCGTAATGTTTGCTGTTCGGCATGAACAATTTTAGAAATCAACTGAGTCTGTGTGTTAAGAATTTCTCTAATTTCTGACTCATTTCTGCGCCGATCGTATCGATTATTAAGAAATATCCATATGGCGACGACGGCAACCATGGTGATTAGAAGAATAAGAAGCTTGTTCTCAAACAGTGGGTTCGTTGATGTTCCGGTGATAATACCGATTGCTGCCGTTACAACAGTAAGCATGATCTTTGCGCCTAGATCGTTCACAACCTTTATAGAATCATCATCCGGCATTAGAGCTCCCTAACCAAGCAGCGTTACTGCGACGAGAGCATAGCCGGTCTTGAAACCGTCATTTGTAGTTGTCTTAACAACTCTGGTCATCACATTTCGATTAGTCTCATTTTGAGTAAAGAGAATATAATCACCAGGCTCGATGCTGTCGACCTTCATCACAATATAGGCGCTAGACAGAAGGCCCTCAAAGTCTTCACTAGTAAGATTAATAGAAGAAACCTTTACCATATAAATCATGCTCCGTTCACTTTTGTCCAATACGTGCTAAAGCTGCTTGGCGGACCCCATACGTTATTGGCGATTGTTGACTTGTACAGAAGCCCGTCATTAGGATCCTTAACAATTTGATCCTTTGTGTAAATTCCGGATACGCCATCCCAAGCCTTCCAGGTTTCATATCCGGTGTCGTCATCGATCTTAATCGCACTATACAGGGCAGTTACTCCGGCCGAGTCTGGGAGCCAGTTGCTTTGTGAAGTATGATCTTGACCGATTCGGTATAGATTTCCGTTATAGTTTACGATTTCGCCCTTAATATACTTATGACCGGTTTCCCAGTCAGGGAAGAATGACGATACCGAAATAAGCTGCTCGTTTGTAAAAGAATCTGCATTTGCTGAAATAAATATGTCCGCAGCTGCTGCAAGTTGCTGACTTTGCTCAGCCTGCTTTCTTGCATTCTTCTCAGCTTCGGTTTCTGGCCGCTTGCTGTACGTAACCATCCCGTCTTCCGAAACAATATAATCGTAAATCCTATCACTATCGAAATCATCAGGAAGCGTTACTTCGCGCATTCCAACCGCAAACTCTTTCTTGTCTGTCATGGCGGTTATTCGGCCATCGGAATCAGTAGCTATATACATAAGGACCTCCTTTATATAATTCCGGTAATGTGATAAATTGCGATTCCATCAGATTGATTAGATCCATTGTTAAGAGGCGTTGAATTAGAATGGTACATTGACATGGTATCACCAGATATGTTAATGTGTAGAGTGTTTACCCAAACGGAGCCCCAATATCCGCCGCCAATAGCATGTATCGTTCCGCCATTTCGTTGTGTTCGGCATCCTATCATTACTGGGTTATTTGAATCTTTCCAGAAAGCAAAGATGTTGTACAAATGCGCGTTTGGAACTGTAATAGATCCAGAATTCCAAGTTCCAGTCCATAGCTCCTTAAAAACATCTCCGCCAACCATTTGTTTATAATATACATTCCAAAGATACGAATTTATGGTATATGATGCTCTGAATGGCCATGATGCAGTTCCGATTTCACATGCTCCGTCAGAAGAACTCGGCTTATATGGAAGAATGCCGGCCGAGGGCGTTCTAAACCGAGTTGTATCTTGTGAACTAGCTGCCGGGAAGCTTAGACCATAAAATCCATTAGAATATACACCCTTTACAGGAATTCCATCCAGATTTCCATTAGTCGGGTTGTCAGTTGAGAACTTCGTAGTTCCTGAAACAGGTATGCTGTCTGACCAGTCTCCGTCAACTATGTCAATTTGTATTCCTTCGATTAGCAAATTATATGTGTAATAACCATTGCAGGCTAGAATTATATATACGATATTATTTGTTCCCAAAACTACTAAAATTTTAGCACAGGTAGCTCCAACGACAGCTTTATCACTAAGCTCGGTAACAGTAACCAGTAGATTGTTAGCAGAGTTTTCTCTGAATGGGACGTAAATATCAATCGGACCGCATAACGATTGGGTCCATCCTCCAATGCTACCAAAAATTCTAGCATGACCTAATGACCTACCCTCAGAAAAGGTTTTTTGCCCTTTTGCCAGAATTTTATATTTGGTAGAAGAGAAGTTTCCTTGTGAGTGAAAGCCTCTTACCGAGGACTTGATATATGCCGGAAGCGTTTTTGCTATTTTGAATTTAGCAAAGTCATCATCAGCTGGCTCTCCAAACGAAACGCCTCCATTAGGCGAAATATCCATAATATATTTTGTTGGTGCAACAGTAGTGCTCGATACTGAGCTGCCAACCGAATCTGTTACCGTTACAGAAACTGAGTAGCTCGACTCCGTGGAAAGCGCACCATTTCCGACGACAACTGATACGCTTCCGCTAGTTCCCGTTCCCGATGGAGTATATGTTACTGAGTTACAGACAATCTTGATTGATGATATAGACCTGTCTGTTGCCCATGAGAATGTAACTTTGGCATACGTTCCTTCATCAGAAAGCGCTCCAGATGAATTACACCTTGTAGCATCAAGATTGTTGATTCTTGGTGCAACCCAAGCCAATTCCCAAACAGCATACAGTGTAATAGCACCGTTAGTAGAGTATGTAGCGCCTGGGGCATAGCTTACAGTTGTTGAATTAGCTGACGTTCCCCAGCCTTTGAAATTATAATTTGTTCTAGTTGGTTTTGTGCTACTAAGTGTAAGGTTTACGCCATAAGTTTTTGTCTGGTTTCCAGGAGCGCCACTACCACCGTTGGCGTTATACGACACCGTGTATGTAACTGCTTGCCACACTGCGTAAAGTGTAGCCCCAGAATTGGCTGTATAGTTAGCGCCAGCAGAATAGGCTACCGACCCGCCAGAAGAAGTGGCCCAACCCTTAAATATATATCCGGTTCTTGATGGAGTAGAACTCGAAAGGGTTAGCGTCTCTCCGTACCACTTTGTCTGGTTCCCAGGAGCGCCACTACCACCGTTGGCGTTATACGACACCGTGTACGACGGAAGCGGGTCGATTACGAGAGTACCATATGCGTTTGACGTACCCGCCCAGTTAGAACTTCCAGCAGGAAATGTAGCCCATGATGAGAAATATATCGTCTGAGATGACTTTGTTCTATTCCAAGACTTGCTCGCCGATGGGAACTCATACCAAGTTAACCCTTGTGACCAATTCTTATTAACAGATACCGAACCGCTGGATGACTCTGAGAAGTCGATCGAAGCTCCACCCGTTACATTGTTATATGCGACAGTATATCCATTAACTCCAACCCATGGCTCAACGGTAAGTGTTACAGAGGTATTACTTTCTGAAGTAGACCAATCCGCATAAGCATACCATCGACTATTAACAGTATTACCAGTAATATGTCCGCTAGCCATTTAGCCTCCTTTCTTAAGTATACCGCAAGCCAAGATGGTTATTGGCACGCTTCTTCCAAATAAAGGTTCCATTTTGACCGATGAGAATACTATCCGTAATGACAGAACTCTCGATATATAGCTGATGGTTTGTCAAATATGCAATTTTCTGGGATCCTTGCATAAAGTCAATTGAAGTGTTCGTGATTCTAAGCTTAAATGGGTTATCCTGTTTACCAAGTTCGATGCACGGATTACCAGAATCGTCTGTTGCAAAGTTGATGTACGCGGTTTTCTTTGTAACGTCATCTAGCAGCTTTTTAGTGCTATTAAGTATGTTATTTGTAGCAGAGAGATTGGAGTTCAGATTGGTTATGTCATCTGTTGCTTCATTAAGTGTCCTCTCGATGGAGGACATGTCGAAGGTCCATCCCTTATTTGTTTGAGTCATAAGAGAAGAACCATTCGGGCCAGTTACAAGAGCCTTTATGTTTTCTTGTATGTTGAGGATTGCCTTAGTTGCTTCGGTGATGTTTTTCTCGTTATTATTTGCTTTTTCCAGAGCGTTTGCGGCTGTGTTAGCAGCATCAGAAATATCCGTAGCCACATCTTCTGGTGCTGGAGACCAATCGGTTGCCGTGTTACCGAGTTCGAGTTTTGGTGACGATACATATACGTCTTTTCCATTAACCGAATTATCCATACGTATTAGGATATATTTATCGGTGGTGGGGTTCGTTTCTGATAGTTGAGCTAGTTCGAACGTTACCCAAACAAGTTTCCAATCGTTTGAAACCGGAAACGCAATGTGGCCATCACTATAATCAATAGCGTTATAAATAGTACTATTATCAGACCCTTTTGCTGCTTTTGCCGCAATATATCCGTTCGGACCATAGAAGTACGTGTCTACCTTTTCGCAAGAACCCTTCACATAAAAGGAAAAGGTATAGCATCCTCCGGGTTTGCAATCCTTAACTGTCCATTCCAATACAACATTATAGTGATTATCGGTTTTTGTTTGCTTAGTAACATTATTTGAATTATAAGTTTCATTTGCTAGCGCTGGTGTAATGCGTAAACTATTTCCGTCATCCGAATGCTTAATCAGCGTTCCAGAATCAAGAAGCAAATTCCTTCCACCAACATTTACTCCATCGAGAGTAGTTCCGACCGAATATGCGGTAGATGTCGTATTGTCCGTATATGTGAGAATCGTTCTTGTCCACAGATATGGTGCGGCCGAACTGAGCTTTGGAACTGACGTAACCCACGAACCGGTTGGGACGGCGGTCTGAGAGTTTCCAACTTGGTACGTAACACTTGACGACTTAATCCCACGTCCAGCAGTGCCAGTGTTACCAGTTGCACCCTTATCACCCTTAGCACCCATCTTGCCGACCGAATATGCGGTGGTTGACGTACCATTTGAATAACTATAGACAATCCTAGTCCATAGGAATGATCCCTCTGGAACAGAAGGAATGCCAGAACTCCACGTACCGGTTGGGATTGTGGTTCCAGAAGAACTGCTTTGGTATGTTACAGTCGTGCCTTTTACTCCGACGCCGGTAGCTCCGGTATCACCTTTAATTCTAGCCCACTTGTACGAACTTACTGTAGTCGGATCCGCTGAGTTGAAGTCTGTGCAGGTTCCGATATAGGTTCCTACGGTTTCGCCAGAATTAGCAGTGAAAGTCGCACCGTTGTCATTTGAATACTTTACATGTAAATATGTTGTCTTGCCGTCTGTACCCTTCGGACCTGGCGTTCCGTTTGTGCCGTCATTTACCTTCTGAGTACTTGTGCTACCGTCAGCATTGTGAACTGTAATGGTCGTAACTGTACCCGATTTTGAAAGCGCGACAGTAGGTGACTTTCCGTCTGTACCCTTCGGACCTTGAGGACCAGTGCTTCCGTGAGCAGCTACGCCGTACGCAACCTTTCCATCACTGAACGTAGTCTTTGTCCAGAGATATTGGCCAGTCGATGTAGCCAGAACCGAATTTGACCAAGTTCCGGTTGGAGCAGTAGTCGGAGAAGTGCCAACCTGATATTGAATAGAGGAAACTGTGACTGATGTTCCATCCTTACCCTGAGATCCAGTTGCACCCTTAGCACCATCTTTACCTTGAAGAGCATAAGTATACGTGACAGTATCCGGTACTGAGCTGCTTGTGTAGTCAGTTACCGTTTGCGTCCACAGATATTGACCTTGAGGGACGTTTGGAACAGTTGGCTGCCAATTTGATGGCTTAGTGCTTGGAGATGCAGATACGCCGTACGTAATTGTAACTGACGAAATGCCAACGCCATCAGCTCCGTCCACACCTTTAACGCCTTGGATTCCTTGCTTACCTTGCGGGCCAGTATTGCCGGTAATGCATGCAGGCTCCGAATATGTTGCGTTACCGGCCCTATCTACTGACTTAGACCGAGTCCAAATATAAGTTCCATCAACCCAATCAGCACTTTTGTCAGCCCACGAACCTCCGACCAAGCTGGTAGCAGAGGTTGAGCGATAGTACTGCAAGGTGACGGTCTTAGCAGACTCATTAATAGCGTCCTCAACACTGCCGCCGGTTCCAAGGGTCATAGCGTCTGCTGAAATTACAAGCTTCCACTTTCCGGAGGTGTCCTTGTAAAACTTAAGAAAGTTCGACGCATTGCCAAGAGCGAATTGGCCTTCAGAGTCCATGTATACGCCGTTAGTTGTATTAGAAATGGCGTTCTTAGCTCCAGAGTAAAGCGAGCCGTTTGAAATATGCAGTCCGCCAATCGTTGCACCAAACGCAACAAGATCGTTGACATTTACCTTTTCCGCAGTAATCGACTTTGCTGTAATAATACTACCGTTAAGGCTGTTATACTCTGTTTGCTCGGAGCTTACAGTCTTGCCGTTTGTGTTAAGCTTGTAATATAAACCGTCTTCACCAAGCATAACGAGCTTGTCAGCAACGACAGTGCCACCCTCAATGAGGTCGCCCTTTATCGTGACACCAACTAGCTTTCCTGTCACGTGGCCATCGCTGATCACGACATCGCTAATGACGCCGGACTTTGCGTAGAACGCCTTAATCGCGGCTTCACCAATGTTGGCAAAATCGATGTTGGCATACTTTGCTGCAGCGTCGGTTACGTTAAGCTTATCAGTATTAAGCTTTTTGATGTTTGCATCAACGGCATCGAGTTTTTCTGCAGTTGCAGATTTAAAAGACGCCTGGTCAGCACTAAGTTTAGTTACATTGCCATTCGTTACATTAAGGTCTTGAATTGACGCTTTTTCATTTATCAAATTCTGGATGATTGCATTGTTCGATTTAAGTTCATCTGCCGTAACAACATCTGCATTCAATTTGTCAGTACTAATCGATCCAGCCTTTATTTTATTACCATCGATTGTACCTGTCTTTATTTTATCACCATTGATTACAGTTGTTCCAGACCCATCATCAACAATAAGAGAGTTAAGTATCGCAGAATCTGATTTTATCTGATTAAAATCCGCAACATCAGAACTTATTGACCGTGCCTCAATAGACCCAGTCTTTATTTTTGAGCCATCTATTTCGGTACTTCCATTTTGATCTGTAATAATAAGCGTTCGGAATTTACCAGTATCAGCCTCAAGTTCTAGGATTTTATTATTTGTTATATCCCCACGGCCAACGACACCAGTAACCACAGGGTGCTTTGTAACACCTGTGCCGACAAGTGTTATCATAACTTTATCGCCAGATGCTACATAAACATTGGTTGGGATCGAAACAGTTCCTTCGGCATTTATACTATACGATGAATATGTAGTATCATCTGAAATATATACATCAACAATTCCATCTTTGCTGTTTGTTCTCGCAACGCCATAAATGGTTGACGTATTTGATGTATTCATTCCAGCTTTTGATATAAGTTGGTTATTTTCCAATCGCTGAGTTGTATATAACTGAGCAGCGACATCAAACTTATCAACGATCAATTAAAATCACCTCGAATCATTGCTACTCGTTTCTTTTAATGTCAATTCCATTAGCATCGTATCAAGCTTTAGTTCAATGCTTTTAATAAAACAATGCCGAGTTCCAGAGTATTGGTTTTTATAGGTGCTTGACGGAATGAATAGATTAATCGCATCTCCGATATGAACAGGAAGATACATCACAGTTAGTTTCCATTCAATATCTTCGTTTGACAGTGTTTCAATTCGTTTCTTTGCAATTGCCATAGCTTCGTCTTCTGTTTCTGGAGACATTTCAGACAAAGTATAAAAATTAGAGATTCGATAGCCTCTTGAGGAATCGGACAATCCATTTGTAGCATCTGCAATTCCAGTAATCTCATATGTTTCTGACTTTTTGGCGTCATTAACTTTAGAATATTTATACGATACGATCGCCCGATTTGGCATCGATAGCCAATCGCTATATCTAGTCAATCCATCAGTTGGGCTCCCGTTTGCATTAGCCAAATTAATTGTATACACAGGTGTCCGCTTTGATGGAACAACATAATTTTGAATTGTAGCACGACCGTGCCCGTCTGTATCGAGTCTAACACTAGCCAAATCTGATAGCGCATACAATCTAGCGAGTCGCGATGTTCCAGAATCAATAACAAGCGTGTCTGATACAGTATAATCGTTTGTCGATGAATCTATATATGTGACAGCAGGACTTGTCTCCAATATTTGATGCATGCAATCTCTAACGGATGCTCCACTAGCAATAGACCATGGCCTTGGCATAATATCATTTGTCATTCGATATAGGCCAACGCTTTGTAGTTGCAAATTTGTAGTCCAGCATCCGTTTTTATACGTCGCGCCATCGTCTGTAGCAAGAAAAGTACCAAGTTCTCTAGAATATCCAACAGAAGGAATGGAATAGAGGATCCTTAGAAAGGACCCCCTAATCCATCCTGAGCCAACATAATCTATTGTTGCTGATATTCTAGTATCAGTATAATAGCTCGACGAAATGCTCGATGATTTAAGAAGAACCCCGTCGAGAGTACCATATACATCATCAATGTCATTTTGTGAAACCATCTGAACCGTAACGACACCCTCAGACATCTTGGGGTCTTCCCAATCAATTTCGCTCATTTCATCAAACCTCCTCTAGTTGCATATCAACAGTAACTTCAGCATAATCTTTGCTAGTCTTTGGTTTTACTGACGTTACTAGAACTTTAAATATCTCTCCGTGTGGTGGCCTGTAATAAAGATGCTTTCCAACCATAGTTAGAAGCTGGTCCACATTTTTATCAGTAGTATCCAGTTCTTTAGTTGTTTCATAAATCACAGCACCCTCTGCTGAAAAGTGCCCCTTCTTTATTTCATTTGTTGTAAGCACTTGAGTTTTCTTGCCATTAACAAGATTCGATGTATAATTAATTTCAACTTCATAGTCGCCTTGCAATGGATTATCTTTCCTACAATCAAGGCACCACGTATTTCCATTCGCATCATACCAAGAATGGACGCCATTGTTTATGTCTGGGTTATCAACATTCCCATAATAAGTCATCCATTTTGATTCGTCTTGTGTATAGGCCATTATACAGAGTTTTGTCTTCTTTTTTCTAAACAAATATGGAACAAGAAATGCTGTGTATCCCGGTATTTGTTTTCCAGAAGTATATCTTGGGCATGGGAACATTCGGCTATTATAAATTACTCTTATGCTTTCGTTTCCAAGAGTTTCGACATAAAATATAGCAAAATGATTCGCAAATTCATGCTGTACTTTGCTATTATAATTTCCAGAAATCCCGTCAAAAGATACAGTGCTTTCCCAAGTTCGCCATGTCCATCTCTCGCACGCATCATTTCCTTGCTGATAGACAATTGTAATAGGATCGGTCAGCGCTCCAGTAATTTGATCTTGCGGAATGAATAGCTCCCCAGAATATGATCTGTTCTTTACATTATACTCTTTTGAAAGAATACTGATTCCATCAGAATTTTTAATATCGGTTATGTAAATATGGCAATTATGTTTAAGAACCGCTGTATAAGTAAGGCGAATACCTTTAGGAGATAGAACCGCCTTAGAAAACGTAATATCAGGAATATCAATTATTTGTTCGTGGCATTCTCCCCAGCCGCCATACACGGAACTATAATAACTGGTCGACTTTCCAGAGCACCTAACTTGGAAATTAATATCCATCGCTTTATATACTGAAGAATCCCAGTTACATTTAAGCCCTTCAGTTATCCAAGAATAGTTGTCTTTAGTTACTATATTTGGGATTATTATCTTGGACCATGGCGTCCAATTTGTATACCCAGTTCCATTCAGATACATCAATCGTGTACGATATCTATATTCATAGCCATTAGCCCCAGCAATCCACGCATCCGAGCACAGCCAACCAGGATACACCATCTCTGGTTTAGTTGGATACTTTGCTCGATAACTAGGTTCTATTCTATCAATCTTTGAATTAATATAGCATTGCGATGGAACTGGAACAGTAGAATCAGCATAATCTACTGGGTATAGAATCCAATGCTGGTCGTTTGAGGTAAGTTCATCCCAGACAACAGCTCTAGTACCATTCGTTATGTTGTAGTGTTCCGAATCAAGCCAATAGTAAGTTCCCGTAGATGTGTTTTTCATTCCAAGGCTTACTATTTTACAAAGTACTCCTCGAAAATATGTTTCTCCATGACTCTCGATTTTCCAAGTCATGGATTGCTGTCCGTCATATGGGTATGTATCTACTAGTTGCCCAGTAGTTACTTCATCCCCTTGGCCATAGACATCAAGAACATGTCCGTTGTACATATTTCGTATATACCACTCACTTGATGAATCACTTCCATCAGCAGTATAGGTTGGATCTTTTGGATAAAATACCCAACCTTGCGTTTGATTGTCATAAGTTGACCAAAGATAGCAATTGTTACTGTCTTTGTTTACTGGAACACTCAAAATTTTACTTGGGTTATACATATTTATAAGCTGATATGTTCCCCCGGTACGAAAAGTGGGGACAGGCACAAATATCCAGTACCCATCCCCATCAGTTCGCGAAGGCATTGAATATAGATCAACAGATTCGTATGCAGATAGCAAATCTGAGTTATATACTTCCATGCACCAATGTTTATTGTCCGGATTTCCAAATAGTTCAATACTATAACTTGGATAGGACTTTCCATGAAATGTTACACTTTTATTTTGATCTACTATGGACCATGACTGATTTCCACCATTATGCGGGTCGTAGAGAATAATGTTCTGTGCACCAGAGTATGGGGCTCCACCTTCTACATCAACGGCAAGTTTAGACCGTATGTTGTGAATATGCCGAGCACCATCAGGGGTAGTGCTAACCCTCCACTGCTGAGATATATCCGTACAGTATGGGTAGACAATAAGACTACCGCCTGGCGTCAAATCTTTCCACCGAATATCTAGAGCATATACTTCAGCGGCTGCATAAAACACAACTCCATCGTTTGTGTATCCGTAATTATTTACGAGTGTATCAACCTCATGCTTATCGATAGTATACACATGGTTATAATAATATCGAACGCAGTAGACGGGAATATTTCCATAAGAAGAGGTGTCGGCATCGAAAGCCTTTCCTAAACTTGTATACCCGCCAATCCCTGTGCTATCCGTCGTGAAAATATAATCAGACGAGTTATTTGCTTTAAACTTATAAACTGGAACCGATGCTTTACTGGTAAAATAATATGTAGCTTCATATACATACCCAGATTCGCACTTCGACACCATATCCGTGTAATCTGTTGTATAGTAATGATACCCGGTGGATGCGTCATAAAGTCTATACATTGGTGTTCTAGGCTCATAGTTAGTATTAAGAGACTTTACGTTTAGAATGTAATAATCGCCATCTGGAATGCTAGCCACCGTTCATCATCGCCCTTCTTCTACTTGCCATGAGCAGATTTTCAACGCTTCCTTGAATTTGTTCATCATCATTGTATACAATCTTGTCGATGGATGTAACGTTACGAGGACTACTAAGTGTTGCGTCTGCGTATCTATCGAAACTTGCCTTAAGATCATTAATTGCATTCAATATATCGCCATAGTTGTTTGTAACATCTTGAGTGATGTTCGGCGCAGGTGCATTGAGCACGGTATTAAGACTATTAATGCTGTCTGTGAAATAACTATCGTCCACTACCGGGGTGATTGTAGTTTGGAATCCGTCAACCGAATCAACCTGATTAGATACAGAATTTATTGCCGCTTGAACTGCGGTACTTGCAGCATCGACAGCCAGATCTGTTTTGTCTTTAATGCCAACAGCAAAGCCCATCGAGAAATATCCACCAAGGCGCCTTGTGACCTTTGACGGGGATGCTGACAGCTGAGTATTTCTGGCAGAATCGATACCAGCCTGGACAACATCGTGCGCTGCTTGGGCAATCGCATCAATCTTTGAACGAATGCCAAGAGCAAAGCCTGAAGCAAAATGCTGACCAAGACTATATGTCGACCCAGATGAGGCGAAGGCGCTTCTAGCCGCGTTTACGCAAGCCATTGCAGCTGAATGGGCTAGAGATGCTCCGCTTGAAATTCCTCTAGCAAACCCGCTGCTTATCTCACTTCCATTTTGAATTGCGTATGTCAAGGCTGTAGCCCCAGTTGTTGTAATGATGGTCAGTATAGTAGCGCTGGTACTAGAAACGCTCGAAACCATGTTTTCAGTTGCCGAACTAACAGCACTAGAAGCATTTGTAGCCGAGGTTCCAACAGAATCAAAACCACCTGAGATCGAACTATAGGCAGAACTAATCGAATCTGCCATTGCGGTTATTGAGTTTGATGCGGCAGTCGCGTTATCAGAAAGCGTTTGACAAGATGCCCCAAACGAATCAAGATTAGTAGAGATTGAACCGATCGCGTCAGCCGTACCCTCGGAAAAAGCATTTAGCCCATCACTGATTGCGGTAAGGGTAGCTTGTATAAGCTCTCCGTCGACTGTGGAAAGAGTTCCGCAAGCGGTGGCGAGTTCATTAAGAGTGTCTGGAAGACTACTCAGTACTGATACCCCATCGCTTTTATCAGCAAAGTATCCGACATTAGTAGCTAGAGTGCCAAGCATCCAGCCAACTGTATCAGGACTAGCTGTTACGCTTGACCACGTGGTAAGCGCGTTCGCTAATGTTATGAGAGAACCGGATATTGTATCAAGAGCATCTGCGCCATCACCAACGCTATTCATATATCCAATATTAGTGGCTAGAGTACCAAGCATCCAGCCAACATAATCAGGGTCCACAGAAACATCGGACCACGAAGAAAGGCTGGTAGCAAGAGTACTTAGAGGAGCGGCGATTGTGTCAAGAGCATCCGCGCCATCACCGATACTATTCATATATCCAATATTAGTAGCTAGAGTTCCGAGCATCCAGCCAACGTAATCAGGATCTACAGAAACATCGGCCCAAGATATAAGTGCCCCAGCTACCGTATTAAGCGGGGAAGCAATTGTATCAAGTGCATCAGCCCCATCTCCGATGCTGTTCATATATCCAACATTAGTAGCTAGAGTAGCAAGCATCCAGCCAATGTAATTAGGATCTACAGAAATATCAGACCAAGAAGACAAGCTGTTAGCAAGAGTACTAAGTGGGGCAGCGATTGTATCTAGTGCGTTTGCTCCATCGCCAATGCCATTCATATAGCCGACATTAGTAGCCAGCGTTGCTATCATCCAGCCAATATAATCAGGGTCCGCAGAAACATCAGACCACGAAGAAAGACTGGTGGCAAGAGTACTGAGAGGAGCGGCGATTGTACTGAGATTTGTAGCGCCCTCGGTTGCGCTATTCATATAGCCGACATTAGTAGCCAGCGTTGCTATCATCCAGCCAATATAATCAGGGTCCGCAGAAACATCAGACCACGAAGAAAGACTTTCGCCCAAAGTTCCAAGCGGGCCAGAGATGGTCTCCATATTTTTAGCGCCATCAGTTGCACCATTCATGTAACCAACGTTTGTTGCTAATGTTCCTATCATCTGGCCAATATATTCAGGGCTTGCCTCAACATCAGTCCATTTAGAAACACTATCAGCAAGTGTCCCAAGCGGTTCTGCTATAGTTGAAAACGCATTGGCTGCTTCTGGATTAGTTACTTTGCCAAGCCCGGTCCCAATGCCCGAGAGAACCGTTTCTATTGAAGTAGCAACATCCGGTGATATATTTTTCCATTTATCTATTGTGTCGCCGAGATCTGATATGCCTGTGCATGCGATAGCGACAGAATTTGCCTTATCGCCGGAGAATGACGATACACCATTAAGTCCTTCGCCGATTGCGGTAAGAACATTCTTAATATTATCTCCAGTGCTATCACCAAGTTGTCTCCATTTTGTAATAGACTCTGAAAGCTTGTCTATTCCAGCGATAGCAATGTCTATAGAATTTGCTTGGTCCCCAGCAAATATCGATACACTATTGAGCCCTTCACCAATCGCGGTTAGAACATTCTTTATATTGTCGCCTGTTCCAGAGTCAAGCGTTTCATATTTAGACAAACTATACGATAGTTTATCAAGCGCATCAACAGCAGTAGACAAAGATGCTGCCCCACCAAATACGCCGAGTGTATCTGCGCCAAGGCCTTCACCAAGTTTTACGAGAATATCCCGGAGTTTATCTGGTGCTGAATCATCAAGCGCTTCTATTTTGACGAGAATGTCAGAAAGTTTGTCAATTGTATCAACCGAGTTAGCTAATGCCGTAGCCCCAATGGACATTGCATCAGCCATCAATTCGAACGCCACGCCGACAAGAACCAATGCAGCCGCCGCCAAATCGGCCGACGGCCCAAGCGCTCCAAGAGCCGCAAGGACAACACCAAGTACAATAGCAAGCCCATCATAGGCTTCAATAACTTGTGTCGCCGCTGCAGGATCATCTATTGAACTAATGGCAGCCGACAAAATAGCAAAGCACAATGTAACAGCACTCATAGCAATGCCTGCAGCAAGTGCAACAGGACCAACACCAGAAAGAACAGATAGTGCTCCGGCAAGAAGAACGGCAAATTCTCCCAAAGAACGCATATAATCAGAAGCGCCACTATAGTCTTGTATAGACCCAACGGCTACGGCAAGAAGTGAGAGGCAAAGAATTACAGCGCTCATTGAAACACCGGCAGCAATAGCTACAAGACCAGCACCAGAAAGAATACTAAGTGCTCCAGACAAAGCGAACAGCATGGTACTAAGTGCTGTGACAGACCCCATAGCAGATTCTGCATCAGGCATGGAATTTAGTGCCGAAGCTATAGCCTTTAGTGAAAGTGAAACAAGCAACACAGCAGTGGCGTTACCTATTGCCGCACCAGCACCCATACCAATATAATTCAAAGTCGCAATCACACCGACCAACGATGACAGCATAGTTAGCATGATGCCCATTGCACTTTCAGCATTTTCTGGGTCTGAACTATATGCACTTGCAAAAGTAGAGAATGCATCGCCAACAACCTTCAATGCCCCAGCCAAAGCCATGACAGCGGCAGCGGAACCAAGCGCGCCCGAGAACTTTCCAGCATATTGTGACATAATTGTAGCGCAACCGGCCATAAGGAATATAATTTCTTCCATATTTTGGATTGCATGCTTTGTATTCTTGTTATTTTCATATGCAGCTGCTATCTCTGCTGTAGCATCAGAAACATCCTTAAGACTATGTGCCAATGCAAGAATAGTGATTGTAGACCCAATAGCTCCAGAAAACTTTCCAGAATATTGAGACATGACTGTAGCACATCCAGCAAGAAGGAATATAATTTCCTCCATGTCCTGAACAGCTTGTTTTGTCTTTTTGTTATCAGAATAACTACCTGCAAGTTCAGATATCGCATTCGCAACAAACTGGAGCGAGTACGACAGCGCCAAAATTACACCAGAGACTCCAATAGCTCCATAAAATTTGCTGGAGTATTGGGACATAAGCGTTGCGACCGCGCCAAGCTCAATAATAATAACCTCTATTGTTTCAAAAGCTTTGTCTGTATCATGGCCATATTGGTTTATAGTCTGAGCCACGGAAGCTATTGCATCTGCAACATTTCCAAGAGACCAACAAAGTGCCGCGATTACGAGAGCAGATGAAGCTGCTGGTGCCGCATCACCAGACAATTTGGTCATTACCTTTATAAGGCCGACAAGCGACCACATAATTGCTTCGACAATGGCAACGGCGGCAACAGTATTGTTAAGCCCAGCGCTACTAATCGTATCTGTCATTGTAGAGATCGAAGTTATTAGATTACTAAGATTCTGTACAAATACACTGATCGATAGTACTGAGAACAGCACATTTGCATTAAATTTATTTCCAGTAATGCTTGATATAACTTTGACCATTCCAACAAGAGACCAAAGTACACCCTCTATAATGGCCACAGCAGCAATCGATCCGTTAAGATCACTTGTAACTGACCCAGAAAGATCGATGATCGCCTCAGTTATGGTCTTTAGCGCATATGTAAGTGCCACTACTGAAGCTATAGCTCCAAAATCTATGCCACCGCTCTTTTTACTAAGTTCCATAAGCACAGCAACTGCGCCAAGTAGACCACCAATTGCTATCGCTAGCACGGTTCCAGCCTGTTGCACTCCAGCAGCTGGAAGTTCAGAAAGCTCTTTTATTGAATTACAAATGGTGGAAATCGCGAATACAAGCGATGCAATAAGAGCTGCGACGCTTACAAGAGAAGCTGCTTTTGATATGCTATCGAGGAATGAGGAAATATCAGACATGAATCCACTTAAAACATCTTTCAGAATGTTTCCAGTCTTTTCGCCATCCGCAATAACCGATTGCTTATTATTAAGATACATAAACAGAGCAACCGCTGCAATAAGGACGCCCATAACCCCGGCAACTACCGCAACAGCTGGGCCAAACCCTTCTGTAGTGGATATAGCAGAAAGTGTTGAAATGCTATCAACAATACTGGTCAATGCAAATGCCATAGCGGCGATCAAAGAAGCAACCCCGGCGAACCGTATTCCAGAACCGGCTTTAGATATGCCAGAGAAAGAGTTTGCAATATTTTTGAATACCTTAGACAAATTTCCAATAAAATTAGCAGCATTATTAAGGCCTCTGGAAAGACCTAGCAACCCAAAAATAGTTATAAGCTGCGTGATTACTGTAAGAATGCTCTTCTTTCCAAATATATATGTATAAATCTCATAGAGTTTGTCGACAATTGCCTTTATTACATTACTAAACCCATCAAGACCATTCTTAAACGCAGTCCAAATATCAAAGGATCCATCGCCCTCAATATTCGTTGCCTGTGACATAAAATTTTTAATCGCAGACAGGGCATCGGAAACAATGCCAGTAATATTTGTAAAAATGTTAGGAAGCTTAAATCCAGATTCACGAAGAGTATCAAGATTTGAAGCAAATTTGTCAACCGAGTCTAGGCCACCATCAATGGTATCGAAAAATATATCAATCGCGTCAGAAACATTTTCAATAATGCCGTCAAACTCGCCAAGTTTATCGGCCTGATCGAGTTGATCACCAAGAAATCCAGTTACTCGAAGAACTATTGTGCCAAGCTTCCCGGCAACGCCAATCGTTCGATCAACAACATGCCCAATTTGGCCAATTACGCCATTGATGCCTTTTACAATCACTGAAATTCCATCAAAAGTATTGAGCAAATCGGTTCCAAAGGCATCAGTATTGCCACTCTTCAATGCATCGGTAAATTCTTTAAAACTCGTAGCTCCATCAGATACTTTTTTTGCAGTATCTGCAAACTTAGTACCAATGCCGTCGAATATCCATCCAAATTTTTGGCCAAGAACGTCAACGATATTGAACAAGCCAGTAAGTGATGAGGTAATTGTATTAATAACGGCTTCGCGGCCACCAGCATCAACAAATGCCTGTGCCTCTGCGTTACGAGCATCACCAAGTGCTTGAATAAATGGATCAATAATATTATAAAGTTCGGTAAATAGTTTCTTTGAATCCTCATAATTTCCTATAAGGATTTGCCATGTCTGCGCCCAAGATGAACCAATCGATTCTGAGATTACAGACATCAACTGACTAAAGGTGTTTACCTGGGTTGCAGCATCTTGAAGACGAGCACCCCATTCGGTTGTCGTATCAGCCGCGCGCGCCATTGTATCGATGAAAATATCCGCGCTCAACCAACCATCCTGCAATGAATCTCGGAACGATCCATGCTTGGCGATAATTGAATCGATGTCGATCCCATATTCACGTGCCGTTTGCTTAAGCTGTTCCTGCATCTCTGGGTTGGCCATTCCAGCTTGTACCAAAGAATTCCAGTCCATCAGACGGAATGTTCCAGCTTGAAGCGCCTGTGAAACCTGGTATTCTGCCCGAGCAAGTGCTGTATTGTTTGCTCCAGCGCCAGCAGCAACGTTTGACAAACCTTTAATGGCCGTAGTTGCTCGATCCAAGTCAACTCCAGCAGCTGTAAACTGGCCGATTGCAGTTGTCATATCTGAGAAACTATAAATTGTGTCGTCAGCATATTTATTAAGCGTATTAAGAGTATCTGTGACATGGGTCATTGTTTCGTTTGGCAAGTTCGCCATAATGGTCTTCGTTGAGTTCATTGTTTGTTCGTACTCACGGAAACCATCAATCAACGGCTGAACTGTCATAGCTCTAAGAACTGTAGTACCGACTTGGACAGCTGTAGAACCAATCTGCATTAATGCACCAGTAGCCACAGCGCCAAGAGTACTGAACCTGCTTTGAACAACATTGGCAGACCGATTCAATGCATCGAGGTCTACTTTTCCAGCCTGGTCATTCAGGTTTTTAAGGGAAGCCCCAATTGAGTCAAAATTAAGGGCTTTCTTTAACTTTTCAAGAGTTCCCATGGATGTAGATACGTTTGATTCAAAATTAGAATTATCAAATTCCATGCGAACAATTTCATTGTCAATATTTCCACTCATAAATTGGAGACCTCCTCTCTTATTTTAGATTCGATCGATTCAAAAACAGGGCGCATTGCAGGATTCACATAATCAATGGCTGGTACATAACCGCCAGTCCCAGTTCCGTGGCCATACTGAATAAGCAATGCAATCGACACCCCATCATTCATGTTTGAATTTGTCCATTTTATAGTTGCTGAGTTTTTGTCTTGTACAATTTCATAAGACCAAGAGGAAGCAGTTGCCCCGCTTCGAACTGGGGTGGCCGCCTGTAGAGCTTCGACCCCTTCACGCCCATATTGATCTAATTTATCTAAAAACTCAGCTTGCTTAAGTTTTTTAAGCCACTTTGATGTATTCTTAAATTTCCCAGATGAACTAACCTTAACTTTAAATACGCTCACAACTGCCTCCTCTCTTATAACTTCCATTTTGATTTATTGCGATTACTTCCACCGCTTAGCATTAAGTTCTGCATTCCTACGTATCAATGCAGCCTTCGACATCTTTGGTTTATTGGTTGAATTCTTAATATCACAAACTCGAATCAAAGTAAGCAATCGACTAAGGTGCCATTTTTCGCATGAAAAAGGAATCCCGTTAACGATCATTTGCCAATAGATTATCTCAGCTGTAATAATTTGTGGCCTAACCGAGCGTTGATTATTTTTACCAGACGAATAACTATCTGATCTAAACGTAGTTGCTGTTTGCGGGGTTTCTATATAATGCGTAATACGATTTATACAATTTTGCGGAAGTGCATAAAAAACTCGCTTATCGACATTTTTATTTATCGTCATGCAATAAATATAGTCAAGCATTTGTTGTTCTGATTTATTTTTAGTACTAAGGAATGAAATTCTCCAGCGTGCTTCCCATTTACTCAGAGATAGAAGAGAATGTTCCATCTGTAAGTGTTGAGGCTTTATAGTACCAAACGTACTTGTAGATTCATCAAAGACTTCTATCTCTGGCGTATCTATATATAGCATCCTGATTACTCAACGTCATTATTCAAAACGTTCATTGATGCAAGCTTAAGATCGGGCTTATCGGGATCGCTAGACCCTGTCTTCACCTTTGGCATAATACCATTAACAAACTCTGCCGCCTTCTTGTCATCGGTGCAAAGCTCAAGGAACAGAACGTCATATGCTGGAGTCTGCGAAAACTCTTCAGAAATCTGCTTAGACTTAATAAAGCGACGCCCATCGTCAGACTTAATACCATACGAAAGCATGATCAAAGAATTAAACGCCTCCATAATCTCAGGCGCATCCTTAGCATCAATGATCTTCTTCAGATATGCTTCAAAGCCGCCATCTCTTCCAATCTCAAGACGAATCAGCTCATTAGTTGTGAGGTTGAAATAAAAATTCTCAGTGCGCTCAACGCCATTGTAATCAGTATACGTAATAGTCTTCTTAAACATAATTAAACCCTTTCTATTAAAAAATAATAAGAGGAGGCCAAGAATTAACTCAGCCTCCTCTTGGATATAACTACTTAACCCGCAATAAGAGCAATAAGCTCGTCAGGAAGAAGAAGCTTCGACTCAGTACCAGAATCCGAATCGGTCCCGTAAAGAGCATCCTCGATCTTCTTAAGCTTTTCCGGAGTAACCGTCCTAGAATCAACGGTAAGATGCGCCGTCGGCTTATACCCAGTAACCGGAACAGGAGTAGTATCAAAATTATACTCCATAGTCATCGGGCTCGGCGAATCATTAATTGTATCATAAGACTCCTCAGTCGGGGACACCGTAGCACCATATACAATATGGATGCAATAATTCTTAGGATCGCTGCTAGTGTCATCACCGATCATTGTTCGATAACTGAAGCCGAAAGGCTCACGCCCCTGCTGGCCAATGTTAACACCAGGAGCAAGAGTAGCCTCGCCGTTGCATACAGCAAACTCAGGAGGATAATTGTATACGGAAATAGAACCCTTAAACTTCTCGACCGAACGAATCGAACCATACTTTGAGTTATCCCCATAGAAATCATTTGCTTCAGCACCATCTGGGGACTGGGTGACATTAACCAGTCCACTCCATGCGATTCCCTTCTGGTACTTACTATCAGAGAAAGGATACAGAACACCATGGTCGACACCGAAATTATAATACCTAGTGCCTGACGCATCCCAAATAAGCTTAGCCATGTTATCTCCTTAATAATATAAACTAAACGAATAATGATGAAGCCCGTCGGCTTTATACACCCGAGTCAAATGGCAATTAATTAAATTATCAGGCAATGCCTCAATACAAGGATCGTCTGCGACTCTTGTGATTAAGGTTATTGTATACCGTCTATTTTTTATAAATCTAGAATTGTCAGCATATGCATCATCGTCATAATCTATAGAATAAACTATGCATGGATACTTTAATTTTATTGTTTCATCTGGATTATAATATACATTGCCGGAACCAAGAATTTTTTGAAGTTTACTATTAAGCTCAATCCGTGTTCCCATTGTATACGCCTCCTAATGTCAAACAAACTCTTGGCCGATTGATTTCGACTTCAGTGACTGACCAAGGCGTGTTATTCCAGATAATAAATTTAATATTATATAAATTGGACAGCATATATTCATCAGCAATAACACTTATTCTATTCGATAATCTAATGTTGTCATTTGTACTAATGGAAGAGGCGATATATGAGTATTGATTCCTGAGTACATCGCCATAATACTGCCTCTTTGTAACGACATTTGCTTCCCAATCACCTGGACTAACTTCCGATTGTTCAACAAAGCCGACAGTCCCATGGAATCTAGCCATTCATAATCACCTCTTCCATTTTGATTGATAATAAATTAATTATACTTAGTCCCCGCTAGGAGAGGATCCAGAGACCTTAGTAAGAGTGCCAGCCCCGATCGTATACTTAGCAGTATCGTACTCAATTGCGATTGCACTGTACGGCTTAGAGAGCATACCAGAAGTACGAGTCTCGATGAGCATCTTATACTGGTTAAAGTCGATGTCGAAGTCATCGAAGAAGTTCTCCTCACCACCCTTAACTGCACCGAATGTATAATCCTTGGGGTTAACAATAATGCCAAGGAGACCGAACGTCTTCGAATCTGCGGACCGAGTGATCCCCTCAAGAACAGGAACCTCAACAATACGAGACACCCGCATTGCCGACGCGAGGTCTGCCTCATTCTGATACAGACGGCGGCCCATCTTATCCCTAGAAAGCATCAGCATGCTAATGATGTCGCTGTTCGCGTACAGAACTGGGCTGCCAGAACCCTTGTAGTTCTTACGAGCGCGAACCGCAAGATCGACAATACCATCCTGATTATCAAGTGTCTCATCAGTGATCGACTGATAAATAGTAAAGACATCAGAGTCGCCGTAAATAGGGATAATATGCTTCGGAGAAATCTTATCCTCGGCCAGATCACTACGGCCATCGCCAACGAGACCAGCCCGAGCAACTTCCTCACGAAGCTTACCCTGCATCTCATCCTTAAGCCAGACAACAACATCGAACGACTCAATATCAAGAACGTCGTCACGGTCAAGAGCCTGCTTCTTATAGACAGTCTGAGGATCAGTTGTACGCTTCAGAAGGCTAATAACCTCATTAAGCTTCTTCTTGCCAGTAATGTAACCCTTAGCGCGAGCCTCGTCAGCAGTAAGTGTGGCAGCAGTAGTCTTAAGCCGCGCAAAAGGAGACTTTGTAGTACCATTCATAAAATCAGAAACCCAAGTCTGATCACGATCAATAGTCTCCGGCTCATTGTTAAGAGCGTGGTAATCCGGGAACAAATACTCGATATTACGAATACCATAATTCAGGGATGCCGAACGGTTACCATCATGCGCAAGCACGTTTCCATTTTGGTCCATGAAATCATAAGAATCTGCAAAATCCCTCATCGAGGTAACGTGCTGCTGGATAGACTTGGTAAGAAACGAATTGAACGAATCGTGCGAAATTACAGACTTTGCCGCATCATCATTGTTATCAAAAACATTATACTTCATTGCATTCTCCTCATAATCAATAGCACTTTGAGCCATATTATCTGACGGCTGAGCCGTATTGTCTTCAGCCTCTCCAGATTGAATTTCCTTAGCAAGTGTGCCAACAAAAGCATTTACAACGGTTTGCTTATCCTGGCTCATTGCCTTATAAATTGTAGCCAACTCTGACTTATCTGTGATCTCCTTCGGATTAGACGGGGGATCAAATGGGCTAATATTACCAACCACATCATCAAAAGAAAGTCCCGTAATACCAGCAAGAATACTAATCGCGGCGTTCTTCTCGTCATCAGTAAACGTATTCCAAACGTCGAGAAGTGTTTCGCCACCAGAGCCCGATCCCTCACTTCCATTTTGATTTTGGCTAGCGGCAGAACCAGGGGCCTGATTTGCAGAAGGCATCGGCTCGGTATCAGCATGAACTAGCGTGTCATAGACAATACCAGTATGAATAATTGCCTCGTCAATAACTTCAGTCGACCCGTCACTGTGCTCCAAGCTAACCTGATCAATAGTTGCGCCAGGATTTGCGCCAGACAGAACAAGCGACACCTCTCTAATGTTTCCATGCATTACATTAATTGGGTTTGTTCCAGACTGGACAAGCTGGTTAGCATAAATAGACATAGCATTTAGATCTCCATGCTGAACCATAGACTTGGCTGTCTTAGCATTTGGCGTATCATTAAACGATCCATACCCATAAACGCCGTCTGGACGATTCTCCATATCGACAAAACCAAGAACGTTATTAATGTCATTATGCATATGCTGATAAACTAGCGGAACTCGTGCTCCATCTTGATCCTTAAATGCGTCATGTCGAATGACACGGCCATCACTACAAACAATATCGTTCTTAGTGATGTATCCAGAAAAATCATACTTCATTTACTACTCCTATCATCTTGCATTACGACTCAGCATTTTCTTATCGGCTTTGCTATTATAATTCTTAATTTCGCGATTAACATCTTGCGCATAGACTGGAGCATTAGCGATATGGTGCGTATATCTTTCGCTAACTTCTGAACTAAGGCCTAGAAAAAGCGAAGATAGTGCAGCACCATTAAGATTTTCATGCCTATGATCCTTATCTGTAATTGATAGGCCAGCAACTATAGCAGCGGATGATAGTATAACAGCTTTATTGATAGCGCGAGTCCGTCTAACTTGGCTGTCCGTTCTTATAGCGGCCATCTCTTTTGATTGCCCTGTTTTATATCGACTATAAGCAGTTCTCAATTCGAAAAGCTTATCCCCAGAATGTCGCGACATAACCTCACGATACTTTGCGAGTCCTTCAGCTGTAAGTGTTCCATCTGGATTTTGGTAACGTCTAACGCCCCACTTCTGACCCTTAATGCCGTGATGCTCTAGATAATCGTTCGACAGACTCAATGGCATAATGCTCAATAGAATCACCCCTTATGAACCTTTGCTCGTTTCTTGTTTTTATCAGCCTCTTTATTAAGTTTATCGGCAGCTTCCTCAGCATTCTGTTTTCCAACCGTATTGTTTATAAGTTTCTTTCCGGCAGCAGCAACTGTTAAAATGGCTCCATCTTGTACTGCCACGCTGGCCAATGGACGTCTTGCTGCTGCTATCCCAGCAAGTAGTTTTTGGTTTGCTTCTTCCCCTCTGTTAGTATTCAATTTCTTTACTGTTACAGAATTTTGTGTGGTTGAATCGCCGAAAACAATAAGTGGCTTTTTTGTGCCATAACCTTTATTTGGATTGTTGTCATTAGTATCAATGATCCCAGCATATCCTTGCTTCATTAGTCGATTGGCATAGTTGGAAAATTCTTCTTGACTATTTAGTGGAGCCCCGCGCAAGAAAGTATCTGCGTCACCATACATGAGCCTCATAAGAGAATTTTCGTCTAGATATTTTTCAGCTTCTTCCCGAGCTTTATTTCCACCGGCAAACTTCATTTGCTTATTAGCCTTTATATCAAATTGATGGTAAGAATTCTGCTTTCCAGCTAGACCGTGCGCCCAATTTCTGTACAATGCATTATCCATCTTATTTGGCTTCGCGTTCACATAATATCGGCTATTTTGATCAAGTTTATCGCCAACTTGGTATCTAGTTCCAATTAATTCACCAACATTAACGGTATAATCATTCTTATCATTATGCATCTGATTGAGTTTTTGATATGCAAGATATGATGCCGCAACAGCTACTGTACCGCCAATTACTGCTTTCTTGATATTTCTAGATCGTTGTACATTTATGGCAGCAATTTCTTTAGATTCTCCAGTCTTTGCTCGACGCTTAGCCACGTCAAGTTTAAAGTCAGCATCATCCGCGTGCGCTTGCATGATTCGATTATATCGAGCCATGCCTTCTGGCGTAAGAGATCCATCAGGATTTTGATACCGCCTAACGCCCCACTTTTGGCCTTTAATGCCATGATGCTCTAGGTAATCATCGAACCCGTCATGCTTTGCCGTAATATTTGCGACGGCATATACTGTAGCAACAGACCCAGCAATCCCCAGTAGAGCCCCAACAATATTGGCCCCATCTTCTAGTGTGTGGCTTGCCATCGCATTAGCGTATTGATTTTCAAGATTTTTTCGTGTTATTACATCTTGCAATTCTTTATTGCTCATCTTTGCAATTTCTGCCTTATGCTTTTTAGCATATCGATTAGCCGAAATTGTTCGATCAATACTGGCAACATTTGAACCTATTTTTTGCCCAGACTTTCCAACTGCGGTACCAATTTTAGCATATCTAATCTTTCCTTCTGGGGTTAGAGTTCTGTCTAAATACTGGTATCTACGAATCCCCCACTTTTGACCTTTAATACCACTATGATAGATAAAAGAATAATTCATCCAATATAACACCTCCTAATTTTAACTATTTAATTGATCGAGAATTGTGTTAGCGTCATATTTTGGTTTTGAAATACTAGGACCTATTGCGTCAACATCATCTTCACCAAAATTAGGAGGGGCTTGATCCTCAGTAGAATCCTCCGGCATATTGCGATTCTTAAGCTCGTTTGAATCATCAGACGTGGATGCCTTAAGACCAAGAATACTTCTGAACTCATTCGGTGTCATAACTGCATTCCGACTTGCTTGGTCCATAAAATTACCAAGATTTGAAATATCCGCAAGTTTGAATCGATCCATATAATACTGAATCCTCTGCCCCTGCGTATATCCGGTTCTTGTAATCCACTTTCGCGTCATCTCTATCGTGATCGCAGATAGAATTGGTTCAAGGACTCGCTGCTGATAATTCAACATAACTTCCTCGGTAGCAGTCCCATTAAATATTGTATCTGAAATACCGAGTTGAGAATACAAAAGCTTTGTGAGATACTCAATTTGAGGCATAAGATTATTTGAAATTGGTCGATTCAACTGTGTAATATGCTCAGTTGCGTCTATATATCCAATTCCATAGTCTGAGTTCGTTAATTGCTCAGTAAGCGAGTCAATTCGTTCTTGGGCTTGCGACTTACGAATCGGGGATTTAACCGAATATGGAAGCTGAATAATAAGATCCAAATTTCTTCCAATTGATTGGTTATCAATCGCATCGAGCAATGCAAGTTTCTGATTCAGGCGCTTCAATGTTGAATTCGGAGCATTCATAACCGAATAAAATGGATTTTCAACTATTGCGACGTCCTTCTTCGGCAACCAAATATCTTCTTTTTTACCGGTTTCTTCATTATACAGTCTAACCTGTACTTCTTTTGGCGCCCACTCAAGAACCGGACCAACTCGAAGGCTAAGAATATCATACCCGGCTGTCTGGCTCGGATCCAAGTTTGTATCAACAGGAACTATGGCAACAACACCCTCGTCAAGCAACGATAGAACAACATCTAGCTTAAAATCTCTAGCGTTTTGATCCAAATTAGTACTCACGGTAAGGCATCGATTCAATCCGGTATCCATATTGTCGATAAACTGCTCATTCTCATCGACTCTAACATGTTCCCAATTAACCGATGCTGCGTCATTGGCTATCCTATTATAAATACTAGAGATTATAGTCTTACCGTTTACTGTGTTTGGAATGTGCCGGTCATAGCGAGTTCTTGTCGTATAACCCCTGTACACATACTTATTTGACTCGCTATTAGTAAAAGCATTCCAAGCGTGCGAAAACCTATCGCGAAGACCCATCTATGGTGTCACCCCCTTAAAAATTAAAAGAAATCATTCTCGTACCGCTTATAAACCACATATGCATCTAGCATCGCTGCAACCGAATCTATCTTTTCTTCGCGGCGCTTTTTATACAATTTTCTATTCCCATTTGTATCAGTAATAGCAATCGCGTTACCCATACAAAATTCCATTATCTCTTGATCGAACTGTAAGCATCCATCTTCAGCAAAATGCTTAAGTTCGCCAAGTGGAACAGATTCTGTTTTTGATCCTTGTATGACTTTTTCGACCGCGTATCCACCGTTATCAGCAGTATATAAATCGACGAATTCCCGGGCATTATATGGATCGAAACCAAAGGCAATGATAACATATTGATGCTGTTCAATATAATTACTAAGATCTTCATAAACCTGTATCATATCAAGCACAGTTGAATCCATAATAACCAAAGACTCTTCTTTTACAAAATGCTGATACTTTATTCGCAAAGCAGATGGAAGATTGTCATATGTTCGTTGTGTAATGTAGCAACGAGCTTTAACACCAAACCCATTTGCCCCAAGTGGGAATAGAAATGAAAATGCGCAAAAGTCATCTCCTTGCGAAAGATCTGCTCCCATTGCGCAAGAAAGCTCATCATAGTTTTGCCGTTTCTTTGACGGAAGTGTTTCCTCATATGTAAAATAATAAGTAAATCCTTCCATCGGAATTCCGAAACGTTTTGCTAAAATATCGTTTCTTGCGTCTGGATTCTTTTCTGCCCTTTCAACATCCAATTGATAAGTTTCATATGAAACTGTTATCCCTAGATTTGGAGCAGCTTTTAGCCATAACTCAGGATGCCCAACCTCACTAATATCATCAAGTTTGTAATACCATATCGATGTGTGAGGATCCCAATAAATACCCCGAAGTCTATCTTCCAATTCCATTTTGATTGAATCGCCGACACCATTACGAACGGTTCCCTCCGATGATGTGGCAAGAATCAAATAATCAGGAAGTTTTGACGCGCCTTGCTCAATGGCTCCGATGACGTCTTCTCTAGTATCCCCAGACAACCATTCATCGATTGTGCTAATCATTGGCCTGCCGCCCTGAAGTTTATCAACTGACATCGGGCGGACCTCAATTATTGAATTCGTTATGAAATTTTGAATACCTTTTTTTGTAGGAGCCATTTTAACGTGATCAGAGGCTTTTCCTTTTGTACTATGAACCGAACCATCCGTTAGAAATTTAAAGAGTGGGCCCCTGGCTCTAGCCAATGCTGTTCTGATTGGGGCAAGAGTTTCGTCTGCTTGCCGCATAGTTGGGGCAACAACGAACTGATCAGATGTTGACGGGTCAACGGCACAAAAATACGATTGAATCGCTGATGCAAACATAGATTTAGCTGAGCCGCGTGACGTAATAATAAATTGCTTATTACGTAACCTCTTTTTAATAGTCTTTAGCTCATAATGCCCGGGGGTACCGTCTGTAGATGGGATATACACATTCCGCTCTGTAAAATAATACCAACCAAAAATATCTTCGCCCCAAAGTTTAAAGGTATCCAGCAAATGCAGATCTTCGCCGTTTGTTAAAGTTAATTCATTCTCGCAATAATCGACCCAACCGTTTACTGCCTCGTCGTCATAATAATAGTCTGGCGATACAATCAACTTATCTATAATGTTCATCTGCATTGAAATTTCTTCGCATACTGGTATCTCTCCTGCTAAAACTTTGTATCGAAACTCAGAGTAATACCTAGGAACCGCAGTATTTGATAAAGTCATTGTATCACCTTCTTAATCTACATTATCGAAAATCTAAATTCCAATTGAGAAATCTCATCTTTATATGCTTGAAGTATCTGAGAACTCGCAGGAGGATCAAATGCAAGCCGTGCGTTCAATGAGATGTATTCCATAATTGAATCAATATTAGGAACATCATTCAAATCTGAAATGTTAGAATCTAATGTTATCCCGCTTGATATGTTAGAGAATCGATCGCTAAGTTGCTCTAGTTTAAGCAAGGATGATTTCAATGATGTACTAAAAATAGTATCAAAACTCGTATCTGTTGGGGACAAGCCGCAATACTGTTTAATTACATCATTGAATGTACTATTAGCCATAGTCACCTCCATGGGATTGTATCGTTTTTAGTACGTTCAACATATGGTTCAGAAATGTCAGTTGCGTAATGAATCATCTGATGTGTATTGAAAGATACGCATACTAAATTTTCTGGATCAACTAATGAAGGATCGTTGTTAAGTATATCATCTATACTAATCGGATTGATGTGATGAATATATATTTGTCCTGTTATTGGATATGACGAGTGCGCTAAGTCGTTTCCGTCATCTCTAAGTATTATTTTTGCCCGCGTATTTTTCCAAAGCTTAGAACGATAAAAATCTTGATTCAATATACGAGCCCCGCCATAGGTATAGTCTCCAACACGGTTCTTTGTTTGCAAATATCTAACACGGTCCTCAAATGAATCTATTTTGATTAGCTCACTATAGCTTTTCATCGTCTCGTCCTTGGTAATGTTTCATCGCAGCAATCGCATCAGCATACAATTTTTCAGTATTACGCTCTGCCTCGATCGCCTGACGCTTTGAAGAAAGCAATTCAGTCTCAGTTGCCATTTTATCTTGCTTAAAGAACCGTTCTGGATCTGCAAACTTAGCCATAAATATCAATTCAGCGCCAGTTGCTTTACCAGATAGCATACGTTCTTCAATTTTGTCCAAAGCTAGACCCGAAAGTTGTTGCAAACGATTCTCAGGATCCATTGCGGCAGGCACTTTATATTCAGTATTATTGGGTTCTTCTTCTATCTTTTTACGTCTTGGCATTTTCGGGCCTCCTTCCTTTTACTTTTAATACACTTTTAAAGTACCATTGGTACAGTCTAAAGCGAATCAATCGATGCTAAGAAAAGGAGTAAAGAAAGCAAAGAGACTCAAGCCAAAGACTGCACCGATGGTACTTTAAAAGCATCAAACCAAAAATTATCCATGGAGTTTTTTTCAAGAACGCGGCGATGCAAGGGTGGGTATGCCATTTATGACCCCTCCCCCACCCTTTTTTTTATAAAAATATTAACAATTTTATAATCTTGTATAAAATTGTTGTAATAGTTTAATACTTTATATAAGATTATCTAAAAAGTAATTAACACAATACTAATATTTACATAATTCATTTAATTACATTTAATTTTTATTTGTAAACCAACTACAAAAACCATAGATGAGGTCAATCCTTTGTGTCTTTAAACGAATCACGAGTTACCAGAACATAGTTGTCAGTTAGGTTCATACTAATAATCTCATTTAAAGCTTTTGTAAGAATATAATCATTCGTATAGTCATCCAATTCAGGATCAAGATTACCAGTTACCCGGGAAATGTAAGCACATGTATTGTACCCATGAGCTACGTCATAAGCATACCATTCATCGAAATTATCAAAAGGAGACCATGGATTGTCTGTTGTTGTCAACATTTGATCGTCATCAATACTAGAATTGATTGAATTAGCATTTTGCATGCTGCATAGCACCTCCTAAATATACAAAGTAATTGTGTTTTTTGATTAATTAGCATAAACCAATAAACAAAGTTACTAAAGTAAGCAGAATACATGTGCTCATACTTTAGTAATACTACAAACAGATCAAACAAATATAAGATTCTAGTCACAAAAAAAGCATTAATTGTGCCGATCGCTAGAATATAAAAGCATAAGATAGAGCTACAGTATACCCTCATTCGCAAGAGCATACTGTAGCCCTCCAAAATATAAACTTCACTAACTATTAAGCATTTTACTAACTGAAGAAACAGATACCCCAAGAGAATCTGCAATATCAGCAAGCGTAGCGCCATTAGCATCCATTGCTTTAGCTCTAGAAATATAAGAAGGAGACATAATAGTCTTCGCTTTCGGAGTAGCAAGCTCTCTAATTCGATCCGAATCGGCATTCTCTATAATATCATTAAGCTTCGTCTTAGAAATAGCACCAGCCTGAATTGCTTCCCATTCCTTGTCGGAAATATCAACTTTTGGTTTACTACCGCCAAGTGCGGTTCGGGCAGCTTCGAGATATTGGCCACGTTTCTTAGATTTCTCATCATCAGATGCATGCGGGTTGTCACGAATATACTGGGAATACTTGTACCCAGCAATAATTTGCGCCTTACGCTCAACCGGCTTGTGCGCATTAGCAGCTTGCAATTCGCTATTCAAATGGGCTACCTCTTTAGAATATGCTTTTGCAGCAGATGGAGAATATACATACCCGCTTGTATTAAGAGCTTCTTTTCTAGCTTCATTTGCTAGCGATTTCATCTGGTTAGCATAATTGGCATAAACACCTTCGATTTGGCTTCCGGATGACAAAGTATAAGCATCGTTAGCCCAAGCCATTTTAGTAGTTTTTATTGTCGACTTCTGTACGTTCCCGTTCTTGTCAACGTAAGTCTTTCCGGTATAAATATACTTTTTCTCACCTGTTTTTGGATCTATCTTAACTCTATAATCATTTACTCGCTTGTCGCTCTTTGCTTTAGATATCAAAGTACTTGCTCCAGCACGTGGAGAACCTTGGTACTTCGTTTTAAGTTCTGCGATACCATTGTCAGCATACGATTGCTTGTAATCGTAGTGATGCTTAACGCAGTCGATGACAACCATAGAATGACGTACAGCTCTAGCAATCTCTGTGTCATCTGCACCTTTAATCGTCATATCGGTAATCAAATTCGAAACATCACCCATAAGCTTTTGTTTACGCTTATCGGTAACCATAGGAACTTTTTCAGAATATACATTACCATTTTCGTCTTTACGAGTTACTGTATGATACCATTGATCATCGGGGACAGAATATCTTCCGGGATCAAAATTCTTAAGTCCATCAAGAGCCGGAGAATTCTTTATTCCAGTATTTCTTGTAGGAATAACAGTAACCGTATCGCCATCAAAGTCTGCACCTGACAAACGGGCGGCAACTTTTGCATTAATACCGATAGCATCTTGGGTGTTCCCCAATGTCTTGCGGCATTCCGGATTTTTATTGTTCACCTTTACGATTGGCATTTCGAATCTACCGGCGTGAGGATATCTGACAAGAGCTACATATTCACCATCTTTATACCCAGGGGCGTATACTTCATTATCTTTAAGCGATGTAAATGGCAATATAACATGGGTTGCTTGTCTTGGCAACGCAGCAGCTTTAAGATGAACCGCCGCAGCATCGCATGACTCGGCATAATCATTCAAAAGCTTAGCTTTTACAACTGGATTTGTAAGCGACGAAATATCAACAAGCTCGGCATCTCTAGCTGCACTGGCTTTTGCTAATTGTTTTCTTGCAACATCAATCGGCTGTTTTGAAAGAAATTGAGATGGAAGATTGTGGGACCAGGTTGACCAATCTCCTTCTTCGTTAACTATATTAATTGCACTAAGTTTTCCATCTGGATTTTTATCAGTTTTATCGTAATGCATTTGAGTTTTAATACTTGCACCGAATGGATTAAATATATCTATCTCATTCGTATCTTCGCCAGTTTTAGGATCTTTAACTTTCTTCATCGGTTTTAAAACTTTTTCGAATGGAGTTCCACTCTTTTTGTTGGTATTAAACCGAATATCAACACCGTCTGGCAAATCGTCGGAATAAACAGCCATTCCCTTTAAATATAAATCCCCGTCAACAGCAATTCTTACCTGCGCATAATGATTCTTTCCCAGACTTAAATCTTTAACACCTGGACGAATTTCAATAAGTCCGTCTTTTTCAGCTCCGCCTTTATCACCATAATTGATTTGAATACGGTCCCTTTTAATCCTTACGGGGTTTTCAATGTGACGAATATCATTTCCAAATGGGTCTTCACAATATAAACCAGGTGTTTGGATTTTAGTTTTGTTTCTGGCGACGTCAGCAAATGACATATCATGCGGAGCTAGTACCTGAATCGTTGTTTGTTTTCCAGTTCCCATTTGATATGTACGAATATTATAGACATTGTAACCTTGAGCCTCAAGCAATGCGACTGCATTCTTCTTCATTGTAGCAGTAACGCCCAATGTTGCTTCTGTACCAGCACCAATATCAATTGGACCTTGCTCATCAACTGCCTTGGCTAGAGCATTCGCTGTATTAGTGAGCCTTTGCGCTCGTTGCTTACGAGTTTCATTTAACAAAGAACGAAGACTTGACTCATTGATACCAAGTTCTCGTGCGGCTGCTGATTGAGAATATCCTTTGTCAATCAAATCTTGCGCATGATTTGCTTCTGCCATTCGCTTTTCATTTCTAGCAAGAGTATATCTTGCACGCATTTGAGTTGTTGTCATGCCCATAGATTTAGCAATATCAGTCTCAGACACTCCAGCATCTTTAAGATTCTTCACATGCCAATAGAAATTAGATGCCGACTGATACGGATGCTCGCCAGAACCCCAAGGATACCGTCCAGAATGTCGCGGCGTTCCATAATGTTCAAGCCAATCATTATACTCTTTTTCAGCAATCGAAAACGTTTCTGAATATAATTCTTCTGTAAGTATTGTGCTCATTAATTAGTCACCTCCTCGTCTATTGATTGAATCCAAGCGTCCTTATCTACAATTGATTGCATAATATCATACAAAACAGCTTTGTCAAGTATAACTTCTGTAATCTCATCGAACTGATAGATTCTAAGAATCGTTGTATATTCTTCTGGATCTATTTGGTATTCAAGGTAGAAAAGACCTGCATAAATTTCTAGCTGTTCAATATGCCCAGGAATATAACCGGTCTTCAAATCATGAATCCGAAGAACCTTGTTTTTTGGATCAAACAAAATTGCATCAGCCGTTCCAAAGCAATTAGGCGAAAAATATAAAGGTTGTTCAGATTGCATGTGATACCCGATTGCGTCATTTACAAAAGAGTTCAAAGTTTTCTTATTTCTTGGCAAACGGACTCCAAGAGTTATAAGCCTATTAGCAAGCTCGTGCAGCATCGTTCCTCTGGATACCGCTTTCTTATTCAAATATACTTGCTGAAGCTTATCTCGATCATAATTAATCCAATGCCAAGAACTTGGGGATAATATAGCATGCTTACCCACTAGATCCGAGTGTGGATTCCATTGCATTTAAAACACTCTCCTCATTCTCTGGAAATATAAAACTAGCAAATGACATTGTGTTCATATAATCCACATAATAATCTTGGTTTGGTTGATGCGGGGAAGTACTTGATTTCTTGCATTCAAGCGCTGCCCATTTTCCGTTTACCAAAACTAAAAGATCTGGTATTCCTTGAATATAAGTGGGGTCATTCTTAAGAACTATACAACCGGGGAACCGTAATTGAATTCGCTTAATCAGCCCGGCTTGGTATTTGTTCTCATTCATAGTCATAAGGTCAGACCCCCAATCTGCATAAAAATATACTCAAAGAAAAATAGTAATGAGATACTCTATTCCCCTCCTATGATAGGGCGTGTTTTTTGTGCGTAAGGGGTCTGACCTGCGGTTTTTCCTATGCTTTTTATTAAAAATTAGAATGAACAGAGGCTATCGTTTAAATGCCTCGTATTCATCAATAACATTAAAATTCCGCTTTTCTCGTAAACAGGCTTTAATTCTACAATCGATTCTGGATGAAGATTCTAATTTATAAAAATATAAAGTTGAAAACGGAGTATTAACTCGATCGATTCGGCCACAGGCTTGCTCATATTGCCTATATGAATAGGGAAGACTATAGAATATCATCGAATCTGTTTCTGTACAATTCCATCCTTCGCAACCGGCTAAATATTGAACAACATAAACCCATTTCTTTTTATTTGGAATCTTGTCATGCTGATGCCCAGTCCATTCAGCATAAGAAAAACCAGGTTCGTATTTTAATTTTCTAAGTTCTATTAATTCGTAGTCAAAATTATAAAACACGATTAGTTTATTATGCTGCTTCATTAATTGTTTTATAGCTTGGAGTCTACTAGAATCTTTATTAACACAATATCTTTGAAGAGCACAATACTGGCTAACGTTCTTTATTGGCATATTATTGTCATATGGATTCTGGCGTAGTTTAGTAATCGCACTGTATTCGTTTTTATTATACTTTACGCCAACAGTAATGTACTTTCTAGAGATGGTTCTTTTGTAATTCATTTTGACAAGAATTTTATTCCTATATGCAAATAGCTTTTCTTCATTCAAATATCCACGAATTTTAGGAAACTTAGAATAATTATCGTAAATTACATGCTCTCTAATAAAAGCCGTTCTATTCTTATAGAACCCATTAGCAACAAAAACTGGAATATAATCCATCCAAGTATCGCCAGGGGTCGCAGACAATAAAATCCATGTATTTGTGGTTGGCTGCTTCGCTATTTTGTAAAACGCTTTTACCCAAGCACCAGAACCAACTACTCGTTGCTCATCAAATATAAAGAATGCATTTTTAATGTCAGAATATTTCTTAATGTTATTCCAACTATCAATTACAACGCTAGCTTTTCCCGTTGATTTCTTTGGATTTGATGTATCTATTCCGATCTTAGAAAGCTCAAGCTCCCATTCTTTAGTATCTCTTTTTCTAGCCGTTGTAATAATATAAAGTTTTGTAAACTTTTTACCTTTACATGAATCTAAATTTTCAGCGTCCCCACCGTTCATCTTAACATAATACGCGAGTGCTGTAATGGACTTACCAGACCCGACGCCGCCGTTTAAAACAGCGCCGGGCCTAAGTCGATTCAATGCATCCCGCTGATAGGGATACAATTTCATTTAATCACCAAAACGATTCTCATACTTGGCCTCAAATGGCGACTCCACCATCTCGAAATATGAGCCATTTGCCAAATATGCAGACTTGCCACGATTTCCATTTGCCTCCCAATGATACGGGCGGCACACAATATCAGCATTTGCAATTTCTGAATGATCAAGACCCTTAACCGTATCTGAAGTAAGAGCTAGCTTCGACGTTGATGTAACCCGATAA